CATACGATAAACATATACTTCACAACAAGGTGCTTCTATTGCAGTTTCTTCCCAAGGTCCATGCTGATCACAGCCATATGCAAAAGTAGTAGTGTCTCCATATAGCTTAGTAAATTCTGGATCTTTTACTTTGTTATTGGCAACCTGGCTCATAATAGGTGCTCCATCTGGGCCCTGGAAACCTACAATTTCGTAATATACTACTTCACCCTTATGAAGTTTTCCTTCAAACTTTGCTGCCATTGCATGACGGAAATCATCACTTTCATAGAAACCGCCATTGCGTATTCCATCAAGTACCACGCGACGAGTACCAGTAATATAGCCATATTCCATATAGTCCTTACCATGACGATGGAACAATTTATCAAGCCAAGTGCGCTTAGTATGAAGTAAAGGTAAATAGCCAGTACGCCCTGAAGTTCCGTGCATTTTTAGAGTGAGTTGTACTAGGTCACCAGGCTTAAATACATCTAGATTATAAGCGAGCTGCGCAGTATCTACATGTTCGTAGAAGGTAGGCGCAATATTAGCTTTTGCCTTTTTAGTGGCATTAGCTCCGTGACTGCGAGAATAAGTATTCGCGCGAGGAATATATTTCTGACAAATTAGTTCACCATTAACAGTATCAATAGTATCTCCAACCTTTAGATCAGAAATCTTACAAAAATCAGCAAGAGAAGTCAAAGGCATAAAAAGACCGTCAGATTTTTCGCCGCGAAGCTTTAGTGCCTTAATGTTGCGCTTATCGGGGTCAAGATAACCGCCACAAGGTTTACCATTTTCATCTTTACGCCGCACTAGGTCATTTACAGCGCAATAACGCTCGGAGAGTTGACCGTCTACAGGGAAATAAATTCCCTTATCTCCAATATGAGTATCAAGACTTACAATAGTATCATTACCAAAGAAGGTAGCAATTTGCAGTCTATCAGCATTAGAATGTTTACGAAGTTCTTTTACTTCAACAATATATCCACAATAAGGCATTTATATCATTCCTTTCAATCAATAGAATAAGAGCTTATCTTCTTATCAATTGATATTTTAATTGTTACTTTAATTTCTTCCGCGGCAGATTCTGACCAAATACGACCATGAAAAATATATCCATTAGAACTTGGATCAAAATACGGTTCATAAGAGTCAATAGTATCAACAAATTCACTTACGCGTTCTTGTACTTCATCAAGTAACCAATCTTTATATTCATTACTCATTTACAGTACCTCGTAGATATTTTAAAATTGTAACTACTGATTTACCTAATTCAGCATATTCACTATTTTCTTTAACAAATTGAGCATCTTTAATAGCTGCAGTTTTTAATTCCATGTATTCTCTTTCAAGATTATGTAATTTTTCTAATGTTTTATTAAGTTCTTCTTTATCTTCATTTTTAGCTTTCGTATAGCCTTCTAAAAAGTCTGGGCTATATGAAGACTGTGATTCTGTTGCCATTACCAAATGTCCTCCGAAAATAAACTTTTATTAGTTTTATCTATTTGTTTTAGTTGTCTACATTGATAGGCTTCTTCCCAAGCCTCTCGACGGTTTAAAAATTCACCTTTGTGATTTAAAAAACCCTGTTCTATTTCTTTATATTCTTTATGCGGTGTATAACCAAATGCTTTTAAAATAATATACAAGTCACCGTGACGCATTAAAGGAATAATTAATTCTTTCCCATCTTGACGGTAATCTTTAATTTTCGTCGCGGCCTTTGTAATCATTATATAGCTCCTTATCTACCCAAAAATATTCGGAATGAGAGCCTACATCATACCAAGTCCTACCATTTTCACTCCATACGCGGGTATAATAAGATTTAAATTGTTTTTCTTTTGGTTTATTTTTATTACAATTATCAATAAATTTCTTAATCTCTTGCGAAATTTCTTCTAGTGTTTTAACTTCTGCAATAACACGAGATTCGCCGTATGAATTTTCAAAATAAAGTTTCATATTATTTACTCTCCTTACAATACCATACAATAGTTTGTTTTACACCATTATAGTCACTGTGGTTTTTAACTTTCATTTTAAGTTTAAGAACTTTACCTTCTTCAAGGTTTTTAGAACCTGTAGTCCAAACATACTCATTTCCATCTTCATCATGAAGAATATGCATATGAGAATCACCATAACTATTGGAGAAGGAAATATTTTTAATAACTTTTACTTCAATAGGTTCAAGCCAATCACCAATGATACCTTGCCATTGACTTTTACTTTCACCAACAGTAAGACTAACAACAATTTTATGCGCGTCTTCGTTACTAATCATTTGCAGATTTTCTTCATCATCTATATTGCGTACTTGTTCCCATTGAAGTACGGCAGAATGAATTTTAGAAGGAATAATAAGACCTTCAATCATTTTGGTAGAAGGAATAAACCAACCAAAGGTATTGTTATACCACACAGTATGTTCGGGCAAATCTTCGCGCCACTTTTTGATAGTATCATTATCACCATAGATGAGAGTAATATAACCTTTTTCACCAAAACCAAAAGCATTACGCGCGGCGGACTTAATACGGCGCTCTTCTTGTTTTACAGCCGCGGCGGCCTTGCGCTTTTCAGTGGCTTTATCCATAGTCGCACGTTGAGCATCAGTATACCAACGTACAATCATAGAAGTTTTACCGGTACCATTACAGCCGAAACAAGTGGTACCATCCATAGGATTATAAGAGTAATGGCCGCTACCACCGCAACGCTTACAAGGACCAATTACTTTTACATACATTTTCCCATCTTCTTTGTAAGGCTCGCCACAGATTGTCATATTTTCATAAGATTTCGCAACAGCCATTTCATTTCTCCCCTTTCCTCTTATATATCTATTATAACACAAATTTGGGTAAAAATCAAATAATAAAATTTTATTCAATTTTTACCCAAATTAAAATTTGATTTGCTTCTTGTTCTATATCAATCGGTAATTTATCTATTGTTTCAAATGAAGCAATATAAGTAAGATTTTTAACTTTTATTACAAACATTATATCTTGTGATGTAGAATATAAGTTAATTATATTTTTATAAAAGTTTTCAATAGGATAATTTTCTTTCGCGCATTTCCATTTCATTTATTAGCCTCCCATACATCTTGAAGATAACCATTTTTAATTAAATCTTCTGGAGAAGGGAAAGTAAAATCTAAATAATGATGTGCTTCTGCCTGGGCAAGATCAGAAAAAATAATATCAAGCATTTTTTTATTTTTCTCATTCATGGCTTTATTATTTATTTCTCTATCTTTTTTCCACCATTCATATTCATTATTATATGAAAAAGTATCTTTAGTATAAGCTCTTGCCGCGCCTAAAAAATCACAGACTAATTCTACAAAATCATCTTTAGGCATAGGATAAACGGTTGTTCCTTCACTAAAATTATCAGTCCAATAAGCCCAATGATGACGATTTCGTCCTTTGTGATGAAGCCATGCTTTTGAATATCCTTGCTCTTTTTTTGCTTCATTAATGGGAGAACTAATTCCTACATAAAATTTAACACTTTCCCAAAATTCAATAGGAGAATATTTGGATAAATCATGTGTTAAACCACGCCAAGGAATACCAGCAAGAAAACAATAATGCCTAACCCATTTACGATGGGTTTGAATTTTACGTAAATGCGCGAAAGTATTTTTTAAAGTAATTTTTTTCATGGTGTTCTCCATACTAATCCATTTAATTCAAAATATTTATTAAATAATTTATATTCAAATCTATCAATATTATGCTCGGCTAAATATTCAATTCTTTTTTCTGCTTCACTTACTTGATAATATTTTTTAAAGGTATTTAAATCATCTCTAATTTCTTCATATTTTTGTTTTAATTCTTCTTCAGTAAAATTTTCTGGATGATTTTTGGCTTTAAAAGCTATTTCTAATACTTTAGGATCAGGAATTAAATATTGAGAAGGAAAAGCACTGATATTTAAATATTTATCAAGTAAATTTTTTAATCGTAAAGCATGAGCATATTTTTTACCTAATGACATATTACGCCCATGTAAACTGCCAACTGTTCCTGCGATTGCATCTACCATATTTTTATAATTACAATGAGTTAGATAAAATAGTGTATCGTCATTATTTAAATAATTACTAAGTACTTCATCAAAAAAAGGATCATAAACTTTATAAGCACTTAAAAAACATTCTACACTATTAGGAGAAGATTTACGAAGTGAATTTAGGCCAAGACGAATATCCCGAATATATGCCTTACTACCATCTGCTAAATTAATTTCTTTACTAATGAGTGGGCCACTATTAGTAATAAAATTTAAATAGCTAGGAAGAACATATGAATATGTATCCACATCACTGTCAGCAGTATCTAAACAATAGTTTTGACTGCCTATCAAAACAGTCATTAGTACATATTGATAGCCGTATTCTTCCCCATAAGCCTTAACTAACTCGTGTTTGACTTTTACTAAGTTAAAAATTTCTTGTTTTTTTTCCATATTATGCCTCTTTCTTCTCAAAACGCCACATATACGTACCATAAGACTGATTTTCCCTGATTGCCATAGCAATATGATCAAAGACATCTTTTTTAAGCGGAGTTTTCCCACCAAATTTAATTGCTTTTAAAATGTCTTGATACTCATTTACTAACGTATCATTATAAAATAATTTAATTCTATTTTCTGTAAATAATTTTAATAAAATACTGCCAGATCTATTAGGGTCTTCATTAAATTTTTTAATAATATCTTCAGTTTGTTCAATACACTCAATAGAATCTACCCTTAAATTTGTATGAGTATATTTGGCATAATCAGTATTTAATTGTACTTCAATCCAGCGTAAATTTTTAATAGAATTATCACGTTTATTACTATTAATATGATCAATATTATATTTTTCGTTACGTTTACCACCAAGCCAAGTGTAAGCGACAAGTCTATGGACGAATTGCGGCCCTTTATTAGTAAATACAACACAATAACCCTCTTGATTAATACGAATATTTAAAAACTCTTTATTTTGAATAAGACGAATACGCCCGAGTGTACTTACATAAACTCCATACTCTTCATTTTTCTTCCATCTTTCTATAGAGATATGAATATTGGGGAGCATATAAATCATCCTTTCCTTTCTTTCTTACATATATATTATATCATAAATTTCAAAAAAAATCAAGGGTTAGATTTTTAAAATCTAACCCATATTTAATTTTTATTATTTAATGTTAGCGTATCTAGGCTCATTTAATTTTTCAAACATTAAAGCCATTCCGTCTTTACCAGAAAGAATAGTCTTTACCATATTCATGGAAAAACCGCTTACATAGGAAAATTTATCTCCGATAGCAGGAATATTCTCGTGACGAGCATCAAGATTCCAGAAGATAATACGAGGTGTAGTGTATCCATGCGCTTTCCACTTTTTCATCTGCGCTTCAATTAGAGTATTGATATTATCTGTTGTGCTAAGTGGTTTGCGGATACGACGACCCCACATATCATAAGCCCATTCATTAGAAGTAAGAGTATGATTAAACTCCATATCACTGAAGATATATAGAGTCTTAGGCATATCTTCTGGTTTTACTTTTTTCTGAATGGCAGTATGAAGTAGCAAATCAAATACGGATTCAATATTAGTAGAATTATTCCAATTTGCATTTCTAGCGCGCCAGAATTTATCATAAATATCAATACCTTTAAACTCAACAAGTTCAGGATTATCTGAGAAGGTGATGAAGTGATTATGGAATGGGCCCTTACCACGTTCAGCAATATAAGCGCCCATAGATACCGCAGCGTTTAATGGTTGACCGTACATACTACCACTAACGTCAACAATAGCAATACCGGGCTCTTCGCGGCCAGCATAATAGTCTTCAAGATTATCCCAATACTTTTGCCAAGTAAGACGCTCAATTTCAGTTGTGCGCCAAGAATTAGAAAAAATTTGATTAGCAATATCAACAGGATTTAGTACCTTAGCATTTACTTTAGTAGTCTTATCAGACATAAATGCCTTGTACTGTTCTTTGATAATATCTCTCTTCGCAAAAGCATTCTTATAAATTAGACCAGCGCGAGAAGGAATTTTATCAAATTTAATTTCATCCCAACGATTTTGAGACATTAAGGTTTCGACAATGTTGATGCGGTTGCGGAGTAGAGATAGCATCTTACGGTATGCACGAGGAGTTAGGTCAAGAGCTTCACGAGTTTTCTGGCCTAATCTGCGGCTTTCATAAGAAGAAGTATTTTCACTCTTACACCACTTTGCAAGCAAAGAAGGAGTGTTGCATTCAACGTCAAGAATTAACTGCTTGCAAATAAACTCAAACATTTCCTTTTCAACAGGAGTATCTACTAGGGAATATAGGTCATCCCAACGTCCCATTTCAGGGATAAATTTCATGTTGCGAATTACTGCATCTTTATTTTCGCGCGCGAGCCATTTAATAACTATACGGAAGAAACGACGTTCGCCTGCGCCGCCGCGGCAGTCACGAAGATAGAATAAACACTTTAGCGCGTATTCTGGATTTTCTTCATATGCATTTTTAAACATTAGAATAACGTCATCGTCAGAACGATTACGCATAGAACCGCCCATACCAAACATATCTAATAGCGCGGATTTAGTAGTCTTATGAGTGATAGCACCATTTTCGGTGTGAGTATAATTAAAATTGTCCTTTAACCCATTTAGTAATGTATTCATATCCTTTTATCTCTCCTTTTTATCTTAGTCTACTATCTAGACCGTAGGTTTATAGTGGGTAATTGTAAAGTTCTTTCATAGGAACTCCAAATTTTTGCATTTCATTCCATCTATTTCGAATATCGGTAATTGCTTCATCAATATGCACTGGTGTACAATTATGACTATCCATACCAACATGGTACATAAATGGATTATCTGGCTGAAGCCAATTTTTTTGTTGATGAGTGTGCCCGTGCATATTAATTACATGCTGTGAAAAATGTTTATCATCATAATTTGCAGTTAATGTTGGATAATGCGAAAGATAAATAGAATATTTTCCATATTTAAACATATGTGCATATCCAAGTGTAATAATATTTGGGCACTCTGTATGAATGAGCATTTGCCGCGATGGCGAATCATGGTTGCCCCAAATGATATTAATTGTTCCATTAAGACTCTTTAGACATTCTAGACCAATTTTATTATTTGTAAGCATAATATCACCAAGATGAATTACTGTATCATCTGGCTTTACCACCTTATTCCATCTTTCAATGATAGCTTCATTCATTTCTTCTACACTTTGAAAACCACGTGGTTCCCATAGGAACATGGGCTGATGCGCGAAATGAGTGTCGCTGGTGAGAAAAATTTCGCCCATTAAACTTCTCCTTCAATAAACCACTTACCTATTTCGCGTGAATCTTCTTTATCTGGAATAGTAAGTTTCGCGCGCATATCACGAATTACATCTTCTGGAACATTTGCATGCCCAACACGATTTTTATTATGTTCAATGCATACTTCCGCGGAGGCAAGAAATACAATATAAATAATATTATAATCTGTATAATATTTATCAATCGCATTTGTAAGTTTCTTACGGGCCGCAGTATTTAAATGAGTAGCATCAGCAACTGCATTATAGTTATTTTTTAAAGCGGTAACAATTTCATTAATAAAATCATTATAAACTTCATTTTCAAAATCAAAATAATGCGCATTTGGATTTTTATCAAGATAACGGAATCGAATAGTGTCACGAGATACCCAAACAATATGTCCATTATTAGAAAAATTTGCCGCGAAAGTTGACTTGCCGCACCCGGGGGCACCAATTAAAATATATAAAGTAGATTTCATTTTATTCCTCTTCTTGATAATTAAGTTTATCAATTTGTTTTCTATCTCTCATGCTCCAATTGGTATTAGGAAGCCAAGAATTTTTAATATGTTTATTATTTGTTTTTTCAGCACATAGAGGACAAGAACAATGAATTTTATTTTTTGAATATTGATGTAAATTATCATACCAGTCATGATGATAGGTACCCGTATCAAGCGCACGATCAAGATTTCGTTTACGAATTGCTTTTTTCCAATCATTATGGCGTTTTTCCGCGGTGTCTCTCATAATAATCACTCCAAATTATAATACTCAAAGTCTGGTTTGTTATATGGATAATTACTATGTACCCAAATGCATTTTTTAAATTTTATTTGTTCAGGGTCATCTTTATTCCACCAATCAATATCATTATATGTAGCAATATAAGCATTTGGTGGAAGTTTCTTTAATTCTTCAATTAGTTGCTAAACTGTCATAAAATCATCCTTTATTTTAAATGGCGACAGACGGAGGTGTCGATCCCCATACCATCCCTGGTACCACCCGCTTTCAAGGCGGAGCACAGCGCCGGCCATGTTCATCTGCCATAATCCCGCTAGACACATCCTTTGGGGCAGGTTTCATCCGAAGACTTCAACCGCAATTCATAATAATAACTAGACCATATTTTAAGGTTGGGACTCGAACCCAAATATTTTGATTATCAATCAAATGCCTGATCCAATTCGGCTACCCTCGCTGAGAGCGAGACAACTTGCTGTAATGGCCTAAAGTGTTTTAGATGGTGTTATCGCTTCACCAACTAGAGCCCTCGCGCGGACTCGGACCGCGAACGAAGGATTACAAATCCATCGTTTTACCAATTAAACTACAAGGGCATATCAAGACCCATTGCCATATCGTGTCAAATTTACTGTTTGATGATTAATAAAATTTGCTGTATGGGTCTTAAATGGCAGCCGGAGAAAGAATTGAACTTTCACAAGCGGAGTCAAAGTCCGCTGCCCTTCCATTAGGCTATCCGGCTATATTAAGTGGGCCAGGGGAGAGTTGAACTCCCAAAACCTAGATTCTTAGTCTAGTACCTATGCCAAATTCGGTTACTCGCCCATTGGCGGAGCCAGAAGGACTTGAACCTTCACACCCTTTAACAGATTACTCGCGCGTTAGCAGTGCGCTGCCTTACCAATTAGGCTTATGGCTCCGTAAAAGAAAAAGCCGATGAAAATGATGAAAGTGGGCGGTACATCATTTACTTCTTTATTCCGCTTTCTTGGCTATCGGCTTAGCCACTTTATATCAACTGATATTAATTCGGTTATCAGTTAAACCTGTGTGGTTTTCCACCTATTAGTGAGGCAATTCACCACCTAACCCCAATGCATTGTGAGCCTTTTATTAGTCCTCTCGTGATGCTGTTTTCACAGGTACTGCGGTTGCTCAGCCGCCAACACGTCCCATAGGCATTTAATTCGATCTCACCGCACACGGAAGTTGCGTTAGGGCTAACCATCTCCACGGAAAGAATCCTATTTTTATATACCGTCGGGATTCAATTAGGGAACGGTTTCTTTTATATTTCGGCTGGCCAACTTACTTTATAAAAGATAACGGTGGCGCCGTATAACGACTTACCGTAAATTCGTACTACTTCTTAGTAGTAAAGCGCCCATTTCTGATACTCGTCAAGTTCCTTAGCTTGACGCACCTTAGACCAGGAGGAGGAAAACACTAGGTGAGAATTATACATCGTCAACTACCCCTTTCTTCCTTACATATCTATTATACCAAATTTTTTACAAAAAGTCAAATATTTATTCCATTATTTTTTAAAGCATTTTTCAAAAAATTTGTCGTGGTACAAGTAATTTGATCGCTATTTACTGTTTTAGGCTCGCAGATAACATCCCAATTAATCATTGGATTAGTCCACCAAGGAGCAGGTTCATATTCTACTGGTTTTGGATTTTCTATTATAATTTTATTACCTGTAACAGTAGTAGTATGATTACTACCTAAACAATTTATACATGATTTCTACCAGGGAGCCATTACAGCATTACATACTGGGCATTTCCATCCATATTCAATTTTTCCCATTATATACACCTCTTTAAAATAATCGGGCACCTGGGACTCGAACCCAGATAAAACACGGCTTATAAGGCCGCCGCTACCACCAATTTAGCTAGTGCCCGAAGGGAGAGTTATTCCTCTCCAAGATATTTATCAATAGTAGTAGGGCTAAAACTTAAAGCAATTGCAAAACGACGAAAGTAACTTAAAAGCTCTCCAAAATCTAAATCTTCACTACAACGGAAAGTTAAATCAACGTCAGCATAATCTTCAGGGTAAAAACTAAAACTTATGGTTGCATTTTTATTCTCGTTTTCCATTTTTAATTCTCCTTTCTCTTTGCATATTTATTATATCATAAATTTATATTTATGTCAAATAATTATTTTCCTACTCTATGAGGAAATAAATTTTCTAAAATTTGTAAATATTCTCTATCTATATGATGTTGCATATCGGCAATTTCATCTTCAATTTGTAAACGTGATTTAAGAAAAGATTTATGTTCATTAGTAATTTTTCTTAATTGTTCACGAGCATCTTCTTCGCTTATTTTATCATTATAATAGCGCATAAGTTGTTTATCTTCACGTTCACCGCATAGAACACATACATAAGGTTCTATAATTTTAATTTCTACTCTACCATATGGACCACTTAAATATCTATTATATTCCATTTCAATATACCAATCAAAATCTTTCCATTTATGATGACATTCATGTTTTATTTCTGGCGGCGGTTGAGCAACTTCTGGCTCTTTTTTCTTAAACCAAATCATTTTTTATTTCTCTCCAAGGTAAATCTCTTTCTTCGCGATTTGGAAATAATTCCCAACATCTTGCTTGGCCATTTTCAATATACCACCAAGCATCATTTGGATTTGTTTGATACCAAATAAAATTTTCTGCTGTAACAACTTCTGGCTCAAAAGTAGATACATCTACATCTTTCCATTGGATAAAACAGGTAGTTTCATTTTCATATGCTTTTTCAATAGCATCCATAAAACCCTGTTCTGTTATTATTGGTTGTTGTCTAATTGCCATTCTCGTATCTCCATATTATGTTTTTTAAACCATTTTTGTATAGGCCAACGTTCACTACATGGACTATTATATTTTTCATAGACAATAAAAGCAAAATCTACATCTTCAAGATTTTCTCCGGTACAAATATCATCATGTAATTTTTGAAGTTGATATATAAAATGATCAAAATCAATTTGTTCTAACTGATAATAATAAGTACGTAAAAATAGACAATTATGAGATTCGTTATATCTACAATCATCTGGTCCATTACATAAACCACTACATTCCGCGCCAGGTTTTAATGGAGGGCAATCAATTACAAGAACTCCATTCTTATCTTTTCCCATAGGACGCCATCGTGGCGGCCATACAGTGGTATTTAAACCGACAAGATTTTTTGGAAAATTTCTTACTTGTGCCCAATAGGAAGTATATAATTTCATATTAAATATTCTCCTATTTAATAAGCAAAATGATGAAAAATTTCTGGTTCTTCTGCTTCAAAGAAGCCTTCTCTTTCATCATCCCAAACAAAGTAAATTCTTTCTTGATTAGTAGCGGCAGGATACAAACCAGGCTCATGTTTTATGACAAACGCGGCATAGAAACAATGATCCTGAATATCACACCAATTTTCATGTAAGGCTTGAATAGCAGTTTCTTTTTCATAATAAAAGCCAACATCATTTATTTCACCAGTATCTGGCCAACCTGTAGGTGTTCCCACTGGCGTTAGATGTTCACAATTAGGTTTTTCAAATACGAAAATACGATAAATAGGTTGTCTTTCTTCCATAATAACCTCCTTATTCAAGCCCTATGAAGGATTTGAACCTTCATAAAATGATTACGAAACATTTATGTTGCCATTACATTAATAGGGCAATCATTATTTATTCTGATTTAATAATTGTTCTAATGTATATAAATGTAGAGTTAAATATTTATGACAGATAGGACACAATATTATCAAATTAGATATATTGTTATTATTTCTATTTTCATCTATATGATGCACTTCTAATATTCTTTCATCTTTATCCCAACCACAAATTTTACATTTATGAGGATAATATAAGAAAGCATTTCTACGATATGCAAAACCATCAATAATATTTATCCTACTATGATTTTTATACCTATTACCACATTTTATTGAACAAAAATTTTGTTCTTTTATTTTAGATTTTAAAATTTTAAATGTTTTACCACATTCCTAACAAGTAGTTTCTATATATTTACAATTAGGGCATCCTTTAAAATGATATTTTTTCTAAGAAGAAGGCATTAATGATAAAGGAGAATAAGACCATTGATAGTGACAAGTTTTACATTCTATTTCAACCGGTGTTTTTCTATTTATATATTGCCCAATTACTATTACAGTATCATTGCTATATTCTTTTATTTTTTGTTCAAAAGTTTCTTGCGTCCATTTTTTAGGCATAATTTTCACCTCTATTGAAAATTATGGCTGAGTGATAGAGGCACTCTTAAATCCCGTATAAGGAGCTACCTTTCCGTTCCCCATGGTACAAGATGTCGGATTCGAACCGCTACTTCGCATCCCAAATGCGACATGTTACCATTACACCACATCCTGTAAGTATCTATTCTTTATATTTATATTATATCACAATTTTCTCCGAAAGTCAATTGTTTTAATTTGTAAAAATTCATAAATAGCATTTTTATCTACAGGGGGAAAATCACGATATTCATTATATAATTCTTCTTCGCCTTCCTGTTTACAAGTTGCTTCAAATACATCTTCCCACGCGGATGAGCCAATTTTTGGTTCGTCAACGGTTTTTAGATTTTGTAAAAATTGATAAAAGAAATGATTAGTAATTTTTTCTTTCCATTCATTGATTCTATCCACATTATACATAATAATTCCTCCTTATTAAGCGCCGAGTAGGAGTTGAACCTACTAACAAAGCATTTGCAGTGCTTCACCCGGCCGACGAGTATTCGGCGCGTATTGGTGCCGAGGGGCGGAATTGAACCACCGGCACGGAGATTTTCAGTCTCCTGCTCTTCCTGCTGAGCTACCTCGGCGTAAATAAAATTGGAAGGACAGGAGTTGAACCTGCGTCTTCGGAGCCACAATCCGAGGTTTTACCGTTAAACTACCGACCACATATAAGCAGGAGTTGAGTGATTTGAACACCCACCACTTGTTTTGGAGACAAGTAGACTACTATTATCCTAAACTCCTATGAGGGAAAGTGAGGAATCGAACCTCAACCAAGAAGCAATGCCCATACACCACATTCCCATAAATCCCACAATTTACCATTCCATATGCCCTTATGTTCTGGTAGTAGAGAATGGTGGGTTTCTACTCTACATTTCCCTCCTCAACGGGCGAGGTGTCCGGCGTACTCTTATGGTGGCCGCGCTTCACCTTTTGGGAGTTGCCGCTCCCGCACTACTTTCGGCAACAAGTAGACTGGCATTTTAAATAGAACAGGTTGTTCGCGTGTTGGTCATATATTTAATAATGCACACAGACGGACTCGAACCGCCGACACCCACGGTGTAAACGTGGTGCTCTCCCAACTGAGCTATGCGTGCATATTGGAGCCTACGGTCAGATTTGAACTGACTACCTCTTCTTTACCATAGAAGTGCTCTACCAATTGAGCTACGAAGGCACGCGTCGCAACTTTTTTAGCTTTACATGTGAAGTTGCGGAACGCACATGGGTCGGTTTTGTGTTGATCAGACACTGCTGACGGGCGCCGCCGCCACTGGTACCTCACCAGGGACTTGAACCCTGACAACTTTGATTAAGAATCAAATGCACTACCATTATGCTAGTGAGGTATATGGTGCGGGTATTGGGAGTCGGACCCAACGTGCTCACATTAAAAGTGTGATGCCATACCGCTTGGCTATACCCGCTAACGTACAAATTATATTTTACATCGACCTGTACCCGATGACTGGTCTTATAGGCAGAACCAGCGTGCCTTGGTGGAAAGTGGGGGATTTGAACCCCAGGTGATGTGCGGACCACCTTCGGTGCGTGCAATTAAAATGCTCATATGACCCTTACGCATAGACCTCTGTTTGCCCGAGGCCGGTGACGATTGCCACAGCGGACGCTACCCTGATGCGTCAATCACTTCCCATTAATAATTTCCCATTCATCTTCACCTGGGACAATAGCACAACCGCCCCAAGTTCCATGAATTAGTCCCGCATCATCAATATATTTAACAATTCCTTCTTTTCCAGTATACTGTGGTTCACCAGACATAAAGATAATTCTAACTTTATCTCCAACCTTAGTCATCTTTTTCTCCCCTTTCAACATATTTATTATAACATAATTTTAATATAATGTCAATTAATTATTCCCATTGAAATTTATTAATTTTTCTTGGAATATCATTATACCATTTTTTATGTGCGCCGCAATTGGGACAATAATGATATATTTTATTTAAGTCAATTTCTGTTTTAAAAATATCTGTACTATGAGATATTTTATGACAAGGATAATAAAATCCACATTTACAATAGGCATAAAAGGCACAATCACCTTTATATCTTCGTATATCCCAATTATGATCAATTTGCCTACCTTTTCGCATAAAATCTCCTTAGAAACAAAATAACTAGGAAATTATTCCTAGTTATTCAATTTTAAAGCGGCTAACCAGGCTCGAACTGGTGATGGATGCATGGCAAGCATCAATGTTACCGCTACACTATAGCCGCATAAAACTAGACCATTTAATTTGAGAAAGGATTTGTAGCAAAAATATTTTCTTTAATTCATTAAATAATTGCTGTAATGGTCTAAACTATGGCAACCCCTCTGGGAGTCGAACCCAGAACAACCTGCTTCAGAGGCATATCACGGTTTTAGAGACCGGTGCTCTACCAATTGAGCTAAGGGGCTATAATAAATAACACGACGATTTAAAATTAGCTACATAATTTAAAAGATTATTGCTTATATTATTATAAAAATTTGCTGTAATCGTCGTAATGGTCTCCCGTGAAGGATTTGAACCCTCATTAATAGATCCGTAGTCTATTGTCCTAGTCCATTAGACGAACGAGAGATAGTGGAGGGAGAATATTTACGACCTTCTCCTCCCGTTACAGGTCCACTGACGTGCAAGTCTTCTAAGGTAACTTGTTCCCTTCACGTTTAGCTAATGTTAAGAGTCGCCGCTATATGTCCCACGCTCTTAACATAATTATTATAACATAATTTTAGAAAGAAGTCAAATATTAATATTCCTTATATCCATAATGGGTAAGTAGTTGCCGCATATTCTGTACACCAACAGGATTCATACTATGGATGTGAAAACCGGCAAGTGGAATTCGGTGTTGAATAATAAACTTACAAATATCATAACCAGAATATTCATAATTATCATCATCAAAACCAAGATCATGGTCAAGGTCAATGAAAATTTCATCTGTAAGATGTTGAGTGAGAACTTGTACAGTCTGATTATAATCGCGACAGATGATTAGACGCCACTCGGGATAAAGATTCATATTATAATAAGTATCATCATCACGAATATCATCTACGTAAATGTAAATTTTCATATTGCTCCTTTCAATATAAAAGACACTTTGTTTAACAATTATTGCGGCCTTCTTTTCGTACTTCCGCCTGCTCCTCGCAATATTATTATACTATAAATTTTATACAATGTCAACTATTAAAATTATTAATTGTTTCTAACAAATAATTAATAATTTCTCTAATTGATTCAATAGTATAATCAATATTAGATTTAGTAGCTAATTCTGCAACCTGCATCTCAATTAACGTAGTTTTATTAGGAATAAAAATTGCTAATAAAATTAAAATTATAGGAATTATGTAAAAAATAATTTTCCATTTTGGGAATTTATTATTTTCTACTACGAATTCAATTAATGTAACTATAATACTAATACCATATAGCACTGAAAATACAATTAAAAATATTTTAAAACCATCACAAACATTTAGCCAGTAGAACCACATTGGATTAATAATATAATTCATTTAATACTCCTTTCTGTATAGAAAACTCTCTGTTTAACAATTAGCGTGACCTTCGCCATACCAATTATCTTCTTCTTGTATATTATGCTACTATTGACCATTAGGCTGTAGCATGAGTAGCGACCTCATACCATCTAATAGCCGCGCTTTCGCGCCGAGAATAGGAAGGATTGTCTACCTTCAAGTTTCACCCAAGCCATTCAGCAATATGAAAAGAATTAAAACGCTTCTTTTTAATAACATATTCATTTGCTGTCTTGAGCTACTCCAACCGTAAACCTCACTTATATGCCATTTCTGACTTTCACCGACAGTAGCGACTTGTGGTTATTTCCAGAGGTTGTATTGGCTACCACCCCAACACCTTATCTGGATTCGGCCTGGCTCTTAACCTAGCTTTCTATTGTGCCGCCGTGAGGAATCGTGCATTTACAAGCGAAGTAATCGGCGCCTACCCTTAACATTTGGAGTTTCTCCCTTATCGCTAACTATTACTAGTTTCGCGTCGCATACTTGAAAGTATCCCATCAAGGTCTGCGATGTTATCCAGGTAGCCCAAGCTGTGTGGCTAACACATCTTCACTTGGTTCGTAATTGCTAAACAGAGAGTTCTTTGTTTCCCTTTCTTACATATTTATTATAACATAAATTTGGAAGAAAGTCAAGTATTTAATTCATATTTTTCCTGTTCTTTTTCCCATTGACTTACTGGCGGAAAATAACGTCCACATAGTGGACAATGAAATAATCTTTTATTATATCCGCCACCATTTGTTTCATATAGTATTGGATAATCTACTCTTAGATAAACTTCTGCTTCTGTTTCAACTGGAATATAATCACAAGTATAGCCACCATGCCCATCATGACCTTCATAATGATAATTTACAATTTTATCATATTTAATACGTTTTTTAATACCTAATGGATAATATGGGCCATTACGAGGAGTATTTTTTTCACAGACGCAGGACATACTTTTACCTCTTTCTTCCTTTTATATATTTATTATATCATAGATTTTGAGAAAAGTCAAATAATGTCCAATAAAGGATTTGAACCTTCAAAAACATGGTCCTTAGCCATGCGCGTCTGCCGTTGCGCCAATTGGACATAGTAGCCCGCCTCAGATTTGAACTGAGAACCCGAAGGCACGCATTTTGAGTGCGCTGCGTAAACCAATTTCGCCAGCGGGCCATACGTAAATAGGCTGTTCGTCAAATTCCATTTAACATTGCGGGCATAGGGATTTCACCTTACCTCAGATTCATCATTCTGCACCTATTTACACAATAATTAGCTGTTCATCTAACTCCATTTACTACTGCTGCTTTTCCCGCGTGAGCAATCTCAACACTGTCTTAGGATTTTTCCTCGGAATTTTTGATTGCTCTTGTTTCAGCGTACATCTCCACAAGGACTTAGCTGATTGGCTTCGTAGCACTAATTATTTTACATAGGTTATTGTTCCACTATCAACTACTTACAGGGTCCTCTTACCCAAGCCAACAATAGGCTGGTTTTCAATACCATTTAACTTCTGCCTTTTGACGCCCAAGTCTTTTGGTACAGCTCATCAAACAGCACTCTTACCATATCCTTGATTCGTTACGAAAGTACCTATTTTCAAAAATGGTGCTGGTGGCCGGACTCGAACCGGCACGCTCAAAGAGCATCAGATTTTAATGGTACTCGGCACTGGTGCTGCCCCAGCGAAAGTCACTGGACACCGAGTGTCTGAGGTGTCTGCCATTCCACCACACCAGCATGAATGCTACTATTAACCGTCGTAGCCACGTGCTCCCCTGGTACGCATTGTTAAGAGGCGTGGGCAAGTCTATTAAAACTAGATACGCTTATCTTCCCGGAGCCGACCCGGTGCTTCAAAATACCGCTTGAGAAGAAAAATTGCTGACGTATCTCGGCTTGGAGCGGCATACCCGATTTGAACGGGCGAAATTTGCTTGGAGGGCAAAGGTGTTACCACTACACTAATGCCGCATTGCCTACTTAACCCAATAGGTTTAGATATAAAAGTGATCTCTTACGAGGGTAGAAAGAGAAGAGAGCATTATTCTTCTTTTATTTGAGTTCCAGTTATAATACTACGCTTGTATTTAACATAATCAGGGTCTAGGCACTTATACTTTACTGGCTTACTCGAATTAGGCACACGATCAAGTATAGAGCGAACAGGAGGATCGAATGATGTCTCCTTCGTGGGATATAGTAATTCGTCACGTGGGACTCTGTCTTGTGGCGCATCTCTTCCATTCTTCCTTTTTTCTTTTATTTGAGTCTCAGTCATAGTTATTCTTCCTTTTTTTATTTTAGTTTCCGTTATAACGAGAAAGTAGTTTACCTACTTAACTCAATAAGCTAGAGTATCTTTAATAAAGGTAGTCGAGCATCTTCGATTCGAACGAAGCATCTCGCGCTTATCAGGCGCGCGCACTAAACCAACTGTGCTAATGCTCGATAGCGGCTTTCGCCGCGTTAATTAGGGCCACTCTCCTAATGGCATACCAAGACCAGCACGTTCAACATTAGTATTATAAAATACACCTGCTGTTGCTGGGCCAGTAAGAAGTTCATTAGCAATAGTTTCGTATAGGGTACTAATAATACCGTGGCAATCATTCAGATTATCTGCGGCAAATTGTACCACGCAATTATTAAATACTACATAAGTTGTACCAATCCACATATAACCTTCTTCTGCAGGACATACAGAATAAGCATAAGCAGGATTGCCGCTAAAAGCTGTATCAAATAGTTCAACCTTACTTGTAAAAGCGCGATTACTAGGTGTGCCATCAATAATAACCTTTAGAGAAATATTACCAAAATTAACTTCTTCTGGAAGAATCTGTAGTAAAGCCGCAACCTTATCGCCATTATTGCAAGCAAGTATTACAGTAGGATGACTACCAGAAAAATCACAATTGAAAGCAATCTGAGGGTCACCATCAAATAGAGCTTCAAGTTTACGAATTACAATAGTCCAAGGGGGTAAAATCTTTAAACGTACATCACTCATATTATATACCTCACATAATAAAATAGCAGTAGGTTGCTAGCCGCACATCGGTTTAGTCACCACTTTTGCTCAGGTGAGAGCGGCCGATGAGAGAATTGAACTCCCCTGGGGTGGTTAACAGCCACCTGCCATACCACTTGGCGAATCGGCCATATCATACCCGAAGGTATGATGACGGAGTTAATTTATGATTGGTAGTAAGAAGAGCGACCTTTTCTCTTTCTTACATATTTATTATAACATAAATTTATATCTATGTCAAATAATAATCTGGTAAATTTTCAAATTGTTTTAAATTAGAAATAAAGCGTTTTACATTTATATTTCTTATCCCTGCTCGTAATAGATGCTTCATTTTCTAACTAATAGCAATACCTAACGCATCTTCACTTTTACTTTCATATTTCTAATATACTTCAAAATAAAATTGCCTAATATAATACCAATTATCATATAATAAATCAGGCCGTTTTTTCGCGCATAATAGAAAACTTTCATATAATCCAACAAATAATACATTTAATTCATTTAATAATACATATATATTTATATTATTTTTTTCTGCATTATCTATTACATGTTTAGCATTAGCCGCTAATCCAGCAATTTGTTTTGTATAATAATATTCTTTTCCACCTGCATGAGTAATAGAATTAGCATCATAAGTATAGAAATAAATTGGATATTCATAAAATACTTTATGTTCTGTAGTATCATACATCTCAATATGATTTAAAATCATATCACAAGTATGATTAAAACCTATATCTTCATTAGAGTAAGAAGATTCTTTACAAAAATCAATATCATATAATTCTAAAAATTCTCGCTTATAAATATGCCCGTGCATTAATGGATTCCAATCTGTACTAAATTGTTTATTTTCTTCATTATACCATTGATATAAATATATATCTGGCATTGTATTATTTTTTATATCATTTAATATTCTATCAAGAACTTCATTTGAATATAAATAATCACCAGTATCAATAAACATAAGATATGGATTACTAGTATTTTTTATACCTATTTCACGAGCAACACCAGGGCCAGAATTTTTCTTTAATGTTATCCAATTTACATATGGAAATAATGAAAATATTTTCTTCTTATAAGAAATTGGAGAAGCATCATCAATAATATTAATTGTAATTTCTTCTCGATTTGGAATACTCTTTAAAGTAGTAATTAATCCCTATTCATTATTATAAGTCGGAATTATAATATCTAAATTAAAATTATCTTCTTTATTTCTTACTAATTCCATTTTTTCATAATAAGAAATAAGCGGCAAGTCTTGCCATTTTTTTATTGCAGCATAATGAATAATTTTTCTATGTGAGGCTTTCTATGTATAATTATTTATATTATAATCTGCTGGCAAATTATAAATATAATTTTGACATAAAATATTAATTGCATCTTGCTCTGGATAACCTAATTTTATTGAATTAAGAAGATAAATAATTTCATCATCTTTTTTATCTTCTCTCATTTTTTTTAAATTAAATAAAGCAACGCCAACATTAATATAAGTAAAGTCATCATATGTTTTATCTGGTTCAGGAACTGCCGCGACATAATAATTAGATATATCTATATCCCATAAATTAGATATATTCTCATTTATAATTGTATCAACATCTAATGATAAAATTGTATCTAACTATGGAAAAATTTTAGTAAAGGCTGCTTTTATTAGTGCCATATAAGTCCAAGAACTTTTATAATTTGGGCCATTCTTTCTAAAATAATTCTAATTACTTATATTTATACATTCTATTCCCTATGGTACTTCATAAGGAAAAATATCATCTTCAATAAGAAAATAAATTTTTTCTACATTAGAATGAATAAGTAATGATTTCGCCGCAATTACCATATTTTTATATAAATTTCTCGTACCACAATAAACTGCTGCTCTCATTATATCACCACTTATTCATAAGGGACATTAATATAATCTAATACTTCTTTTAATCCTAGGCCGCCTTCTTCCCAAGGACGCATACAATATTCCCAAATTTTTGGATGTGATACCTTTAATTGTTGAAAACGATTTGGACATTTTTCACAATGTGCACCAAAACCACAAAAAATACAACCAGTTCTTTTAATACCTGTTGTAGTCCAATTACCTTTTTTATCTTTTATAATATCACCATATAAAGGACAATATGGAATATTATATTTTACTAAATATTCTAAAATATCATTATCAGTCCAGAAAGATAATGGCTTACATGTAGGTTTATCGCTATCAAATAAATTACAACCGCTACGCATCCATTCATTACGACGAGCAATAGATTCAGATGCTAATGTTCCAAGAATTGGAAAACGACCAGTTTCTTTTGAATAGTGATGATTTGGTTGTTTTTTCATTACATCACAACAATAATCACTAATTTTAAATGGTGCTTGAACTAAGAAATTCCATTTACCATCACCAAAACCAAATATTTTACTATCATATTCACCGCTCAAAAATTTTGCGCGTGCGGAATTAGGATTTCGTTTTGCAGTAGCAACATAGCCAGCAATTTTTTTACTTACAATTGGATAGCCAAATTCTTCAATTACTTGTCTAAACGTTTTCTTAGGTCTAATAACTTCTGTATTTTCGTGTGATTTTACAAATTCTTTTAGTTCTGGATATTCTAAGCCTGTGTCAATAAAAACAGCAGGAGTATCGGGAAATACACGTCTTACTAAATCAAGTAAAACTGTACTATCTTTTCCACCGCTAAAAGCAACAAAAATCTTTCCATTAAAATGGTCACCAAATTCAAGAATCCTTGTCTAAGAAACTTGAATTTTTCTTTCTAGCGGCCATGCCTACATTTCTTTTAAATCAGTTGCGGTATATTTGTTTTCTGCCATATTATCACCATATAAAAAAAATAAACTAGACGGTCTTTTTTAATGCGACCAACTACACCACGCGGCCGGAGCCCACCCGACCACGGAGGGAATCGAACCCTCGCCTTAATTTTACAGAATTATTTTCAAAGAAAAAAATTGCTGACCCGTCTTATGGGCTATGGTGTAGCAAGTAAGATTTGAACTTACAGTGTTAGACGGCCCGTCGGCAAAAACATCTAACAACTCTCCCGCGTAAGCATTACTTTGGTCGCTTACTGGTTGCCACATAAAAGCCGAGCACACCCTCGGCATGGGCTATTATGGTTGTCTCCCTTATAAGGGGTGCATTTGACTCCATTACAGGCACCATATTGTTATAGTGTGTAGCCGCGCACTGCACTTTACTTCGCTTCATTTATACTCTTTTCCGCTAAGCCACATATCACGTGCCTCGAAGAGGGCTGCTCAGAAACTTGCTTCGATATTTGGACGTGCCGATGGTAGTTTAAGTGCTAAATTCGTGTTAAGAGTTGCATCATTAAGGAGGTGATGCAAATGGCGGTGCATACGAGATTTGAACTCGTGTTTCCAGTGTGACAGACTGGGGATTTAACCAATTAAACTAATGCACCCTATAATACCCACATCCGGGAACGATCCGGAATTTTCACCTTGAAAGGGTGACGAACTAACCAATTATTCGATGCGGGCATAATTCCAGTGTTGGCGCACCGGAATAGCGAAACGCCGCCGACTAGTTATTATTACGCCAATAATAATAACAAACTTTTTTTAAACTTTTAATCTTTGTTTTTCATCGACTTTGCTTCTCACATTTTTACACAGATACGTGTCAACTGTTTGCTCTTCATTGGAATCGAACCAATCCTTCCGGGCGTGCTTTCCATTACACTATCAGAGCATAACTGCGCGTTTTGATAACCCAGACGCGAAGTCACTCTACTGGGGAGGGAAATTCATCCACTCATACTGCGTTCAACTGTTGATCAAGCAATCGTAATTATGGGTTAGCTTTCACCCATACCCCATATCCGTCGGGTCGCATTTACCTACACATTGTGACGGGTGCGGAGGGCCCTTCCACCGCTTTTCTGATTTATCGACAATCAGTAAGGACTTCACCCATTACTTTCCTTCCATCCCGTTTTTCGGCATCCTTTTTAAGTGTAAGGTCACTAATTTTCCCATCCCATTTTTTGAAAGGCTTAGTTTGGAAAATCTAACGTCCTGTCGTTGCCTTTTATAACCATTTCACAGAATGGACTCACTTATTTATACTAGGTCTCTCCTAGATTTAATTGGCTGTTCTTCAAACTCCATTTAGCCCATTCTTCACTTTGCTTGTATAGCTGCTTGCAAGCCAGCTTTGCTTTTCAAAAGCTAATACATTGAGCATTTGGGCACCATACTATGCGCTTCCCGTCATCCCTGGCGGAGCCATGTCCATAGCGTTATGTAATGAGAATCTCGCATTACATCCATACAACTAGTTGTGAAAACGATTCATTTCCACTTTTTCGATAACTAGTAATTACTTTGGCTATCAGGTTGCCATCCCAATCTAACGATGATTGACGACCTGTGAATAAGGTTTTAACAGGTTTTACTTACCGCACCTGTACCATCGGTAGCTTACGCCGCACTTATTGGTGTTTTGGAACCATACGCTCTCCAGTTGCCACCTTTGAGCGGGGCTAGACTCTAAGTGCATCAGGGTTTTCTGACATCATTGTGCCTCTACCTTTTCGCCCTAACATCACTACGTCGATGTTTCTCATCTTGAACGGATACCTTCTAACGGTCTGGTATCAACCGTTGGTCGCAGATAATGGAGTTGGACCATTTCCTCAAGCGTTATGAGCGCCGCGGCTTAACCGTTTGCCCTATCTGCGATAAAGAGAAAATATTTTCTCTTTACGATACTTACAGCATAATTTTAAAAAAAGTCAAGGCACATAAAATTCTTTTGCATTACCATACTATGCTACTTGCCCAATGGGGCGAGACGAGATTTGAACTCGCGATTCAAAGATTATCTTTGATTTTGCTGTATGTGCCTTTAAATGGAAAGTACGAGAATCGAACTCGTGTCCGCTGCGTGCAAAGCAGCAATTCTAGCCCCTAAACTAACTCCCCATCTCATATATCTATTATATCATAATTTTAGAAAGAAGTCAAATATTTAACTTCTACTTGATTTTGAAGCTCAAGCCAAGCTTCAAATTCTTCTTCAAGTTCCTCACAATTCGGTTCACAGAGAAAATCATCAAGTTCATACATACTCTTTCCTTCCTCCTTACATATCTATTATATCAGAATTTTAAAGAAAAGTCAAATAATATCCATACTAAATTTTAGTATTAAATTTAAGATTGGGTCTTAAAATGTATAACCGTAATTTAGTATGGATAGCAATTTCCTCTTGAAATTACAAAGTCATATCTATATCGAAGATAAACCGAGCCATTGATAGCTGGTATTCTCCACTAACAACTTCCATTATCGTAAAAGTTGCCCTACGTCATAGTATTACTCCGGATTAACTTACATGGCTATGAACTCATGGCGGTCATTCACGCAGACCATAATTAGCCCCGACGTTTATTCTACTTATCCATGGAAAGGCGAGAATAAAAGAAACCTTTAATAAAATGTCCTATTGGGTGCGCATTGTAAAGAGGCGTAATAGGAACTTTGGTACAGGCGCCCAGAATCGAACTGAGATTGTAGACTTAGAAGGACTATGTTCTGTCCGTTGAACTACGCCCGCATGGGGTTGATTACTCAACCCTTAATTTTATAGAAGTTTTGGAAGCCAATCAAAAACATCAAAGAGAGTTGGCACATCTTCAAAATTATTTGTAGAATAATGATATGTACCATACTTCTTTACAAACTTTTCAATTGCTTCACGATAAGACTTCTGAGCGGCGACCATAGCCTTGCGCGCTTCATCTACTTCCGCCGCCATAGCCTTGCGTTCTGCGGCTTCCTTTTCTTTCTTCGCCTTTGCTTCTGCGGCTTCGCGCTCCTTGCGGATCTTATCAAGATTTTCTTGTTCCTTAGCCTTAAATTCTGCACTCTGGCAATCTTCTGCACTGTCAAAAAGACGATTTAGTTTTTCACTATAAAATTTCATATAAGTTCCTCTCCTTATATAATGTGGTTCCTATCCCACATATTTAATATGTAAGAAGGGAACTATTTCCCCTCTTACATATATATTATATCAAAAATTTTAAAAAAAGTCAAATATTAGACTTCTCGCCAACCAGCAGGATATGCCGCGGGAGACCAAATATTATTATCAATTGTACTTTCATATACTTTATCATTAAATAATACTTTATCTCCTATCATATAACCATTAGTACTTCCAGGTTGTTCCCATGCAGGAATAACATTTTCATCTGGAATTAATACTTTAGCCCAAAGACTTGGGGCGTCAATTGGATTCCAAGCTACTTGTGGTATATGCTATTGTAAGCATTTATATAATATTTCATTATAACGTACTCTATCTCCAACATTATACATATCTTCTTTATTTGGATTCCAAATAGGAAATAATTGCGGCGCTTCAAGCGCATCTATATCATCTAATGAAATTGCTGCCTTTTCTATTAAAGGGCGTAATTTTCTTGCTAATTCAATTAATGTCATAATTACTCAACTCCTAATAGAATTTTTGCCGCGGCAAGTTCTTCTGCAAGTTGTTTAGATTGAGAAGATAATAATTGAATATATTCATCTTTATCATATTCAATATAATCATATTCATAACCATTTTCTTCATATCCACCAATATTTGTATTAAAGGAAGTAATATTAGAAGATACAAATACTTTTGTTTCAGTAAAAGTTACTTCTGTTGGCTATGAAGAACTTTGTACTTTACCATAATTTTTCATAGCAATCAACCTCCTATTTTACTTTGCCATAAAGCATAATTATTATTATGGATAGAATTTTTAGTAGGAATATAAACAAGACGCGCGCCAAAAGGTGCAGCATAATAACTTGGGTTTTTATCGCAAGCATAATAAAATATACCATCTTTTTGCTGGAATAACCAATTACCACCATGAGCAACATAATTAACACCATTTAGATTTGTAGTAACCCAAATGCTATCTCCTACTGGTGTTGCGCTATTGGCCCCACTTGCTTCTGCGGGTAAAAATACCCAGTCATATTTTTCATTACCATAACCCATACCAGAAATCCAATCACTATTATTGGGGAGACAGAAGCCTACACTTTTATAGTCGTCTGTAATAGTAGTTGAATAATTAGAATTTGTACAAATATATGGAATACCGCCCTATTGAACACCATTACCTGAAATATTTATATTGCCAATGAATTTCCAAATATTACCAAATAGATTTTCTTCACCGCGATAAGAGATACAACGCTTACCATTTGTATTATATGTAGTATTTAACATTGTATTTACACTACTTTCTGCCGCGCCAGAGTTATTACCCAATGCCGCGGTAGAACCTGTATTATTTGCATAGTTTCTATCATAAGCATTATTAATACTACATACGCCGTTTTCAATTGCATTTTGAAGATTTAAAGTACCATATTCTATAATACTTAACATCTAGTCAATACTACGAGTTTGCATTGTTTCAATGTGCCAACCTTCACCGCGATTTCTAGCGAGTTGTTCTGCTTTATCAATTGTTAAAGCATTATTTTTACCACTAATAGGTTGAACATTTGCAATTGAAGATAATTTATCTTCTGAAAAATTAATTCCACTTACGTCTGTAGTAAGATATGTATTCGCAGAAGTATCATAAGCAGAGCCTTCGTAAGCAGATAATAGAATATATTCTAATTCATTTCCTGCATTATCAATAAAAGCTGGATGAAGTTTAAATCCTGACTAAGCAATTGGAGAAATAATTAATGATTCTTTATGAATAACTTTACCCATTAAGCCATTGGTAGTATTAATTGGAACGCGCTGATAATAAAATTTTGGTTGATAAACCATTACCTACCCATTAGAGCCATCTTCTCTATAATTATTATCTCCATAGAAAGCAGTAATAGTACCATCATCTGCTACATTACAACGCATACGTTTATACATTAAGTAATCAGTAAAATTAGTATTAGATGTCGCTTCTTGTGTGCGCCCAACAGATTTATTTTCATAATCAATATTTAAACCTACTGCATCTCGCGCCTAATATGTACCAGTACGTAGAAGTAGTTCAATTAAGGCTTGTTCTGTAGTGGTACTTGCAGTAATATTCCCATCAGAACCAATAACTACCATTTGGCCTGCATTATTAGAACCAAGATTAGAGGTTCCACCACTATTGCCGCCGCTAGAATTAATTTGAGATTGTAAATTATTTTTTACATTTTCAACATAAGTCTTAATGGCTTTCTAAGTCATAGAGCCATCTTCATTGGTTCCTTCACTAGTATAATTTTTTTCTACTATATAATTAGTAGTAGTACCATTTTTTGTTACGCTTGCTTGTCTAATTTTTGCTGCGGAAGTATTTGCGTCAGTAACCGTTACTGTCCCACCAGCATTAGCAATTTGACTTTCTAACGTAGTTGTTCTTGATTTTAAATCAGCAACATCTTCAACTGTTGTTCCAAGTTGTTCAGCCACAACAGCGGTTGCCGCGGCCTCAAAATCTGCTTTAATTTCTGCTAATTCACCTGCGGCCGCGCTTGCTGCTTCACTAGCATCTGACGCATTTTGTTCAATAGCTTCTAATCTATTAACAATATCATTAGCATCACTCATTGCGGCCTGCGCTTGGCTTACTAATGTTGCTGTTTCACCCGTAAAAGACTTTGCTCTTGCGAGAATAATATCAATCATATCCATATTATTCCCTCCTTAGGCATATATCCAAGTCTTATCACTTTTCGCCAACATAAATTGTAAAGTATCATTTTTAGTTTCATCTTGAAGAATAACGCAAACTGAACCAAGAGTAATTTCTTTTGGGTCAATATCTGCCATGTCCGCTTTTGTATCACAGAAATGTTCGTATGCTACGATATTATCAATATTTCCTCTTTTAGTCATTGTATGTGCCATAATATCACCTCAAAAAACTAATAAAAGAGGTTTCCCTCTTTTATTAGTAATAAAATAAATATTCAACTTGAACGGATTAAAAATTTATCTGTCATATTTGTAATAATAGATTGTAAGTTAGAAGAAAGTGGTTTAGTAGAATCAAAAGTTACGGCAGTTGCATGTGTAGAACCATTCCATGTAGTAGTCATTGTCCCAATTGCTGTACCAATTGCTTGCCAGGCTGCTCGTGTTATATTACTGCCAACTGATACAGTTGTAGTATCAAAAATTTTAGCAAAGGCGTTTAACTCCGCGGCGGTAATTGTACTTTCTAAAGTTGGAATCTCTAATTTAAAACAAATCCAAGCTGTATAAGTATATTGCATTTCATAAGCACGATAGGAAGCTGTTGTGTCTATATTATATACATAAGTTGCAATATTATAATAAAAAGTTGCGGAAGTATTACCAGTAGGGGTATTAATAGAAAATGGAATTGAAGTTTGATAATCAGAGTTATACCCAGACCAAGTTATGTTCCCGCGATGAGTAACATTTACATCTACATGCTCAGCACTAAAAGAATCTTCGTTATATGTAAAATATATACTCGCCGCGGAGATAGTGTAACCATTTGGTACAGTAAAAGTTTTAGAACCTTCCCAATAGGTGGTGAATGGTGTAGCATTTGCATCAACTGTTTGCCTTGCTACAGCAACAGAACCAGTACCAATTGGAAATAATACATAACAGTACGCCATTTACATCACCTTATTTTACTTTAATCCAAATACGTTTATTAACTTCAATATTTCCTGTTCCCCAAGTTTTATATTCTGGTACTTCTGAAACAATACCAACTATACAATCCGGATACTATTGTATTTCTTCTCGTGTCATTATATCTACTGTACCATTGGGAGCAGAACAAACACACATCCCGGCCTTATAATCATAACGATCGCGGAATGTTTTAGCAAGAACTCGTCCTGAAACCGCTAACGGTGTTTTACAATTATCAGTTTCACCAATAGCAAAACCAAATGTGTCTGAAACAATCTAAGCACCTGGCTATAGGCGCTTAGTAGAAAGACTTAATGTACCGTCTGTATTATCTATTACGCATGACCCCGGTACTGCTGCTTGATTTGTATAACGATATTCTGCGTAGTCATTCCAAACAGCGCCATATATCTTTGCATTACTATAACTACGTAAAGCTCCTCCCAATGTGACTCCAACTTGAAAATATGCGGTAACTGGCGGGCTGGCTTTAGGAGTATCATTACTATATACTGACATACCAATACGTGTGCTACCATCAGAAAATAAACCATTTTGGATAAATGCTACTTCATTCGCAGCGTTAAAAGTAGTGGTATTTTTTTGATAGAAAGTTATGTATGAAGACCCAGTAGTTGTATTTCCTAATAACCAAGTATTATGAATTATTTTAGAATTACTATCTGTAATTATTACTCCAGATGATTTTACATAGCCAGCATTATATAGAGTACGACCAGTAATAAGATTTGTATCAGTTGAAGTTACTGCTGTTTCAGTTGAATTGTCTGTTACTCCTTTATCCGCGGCGGCACCTAATGAAGCCCAATAAGTAGTAGTTCCATTAGAACGTAATACCTATCCACTAGTGCCGACTCCATATGTAGCGCCGCCGCTGGTTGAAGGGGCTTTAAAAATTGATGCCTACATTGTCGTTGTATATAAAGTATCAGTAGCCCGTAGGCTGCCGGAAATTGTAGTATCTTTAAGTTGTGCCATCTCCTTTTACCTCCTTAGCGTTCGATAAATTCATTTGCTTCACTACTTAAATTAATAAGAGATGCGTGTGATTTATCTATTCGAGTATATAAAGCTAAATATTTAGTACACATACCATTAGCACCGTGGGTGCCAAAACCAGGAATACCTGTTTTCCCGCCAGTAGAATATTTTGTCCAACAACCACAAGCACCCCACCATGAGCCATATCCAATATAAGTATTAGATTGATTTGCTTTTGCTAGTCCATTTACTGGATTAGTATAGCCGCTAACAGTAGTTAATCCCGCGATAGAAGAAGCAGTTGGCTATGAAGTCTAGGTCCAACGATATTCTATTCCATCTTGAATAACATAAAATTCATATTTACCATCATAAGTATAATTATTTACGTCTTTTAATCTACTATATAAGCCAAAATCATTACAATAAGTAGCATTAGTTTTAGTGAATAAATTATTCCCATTATCTACATAATGATATAATAATAATTTCCAATTACTTCCATCTGGAAGGGTAAGATATGGTTCTACTATATTATTATATAAGATACCAGTTTTAGTTAACTTATTAGTTCCATTCTCATTTAATTCAAATGTATGTATATTTTGTAAATTATCAATTTTCATTCTAGTATTATATAATAATTTTATATCAGATTCAGATAATGAAGTACAATAAATTCGGAAATCACTCATTTGTCCATTAAAATATGGTGTCGTTGGACTTGCTGTATTTGCTTCACACCCTAAGAATAAACGAGCACTTGTATTAAAATGAATACCATATGAAGTATACGCATATGTATGATGTAAATTACCATTTATATAAGTTCTTGAACCAGTTGAATCATATACAAATGTTAACATATTCCAATCAGTTGTTGATAGAGCAGAAATCTATATTTCTTTTGAATCATATTTATAGGCAGTTGAGGTCTATTCTGAATTAGTGTAAGCATGTACTGGGAAACGCAAATAACCAGAATTACCGTTTTCTGTGTTAAATCCACCACTTTGAGTACAACTAAATAAATGTGCACCTGACCAGGAAGAGGATTTGGCCCATAAATTAATAGTCATTTCGCGCGCGCCTTGAACAATCCAATTATTATCTATTACTTTTATGGTACTATTAGAACCATTAAATTTAACGCTATTAGAATAACAAGGCGTATCACTATTAATAACTAAATCTCCAATAATTGTTCCATTATTATTATATCCACTACTATCTGAAATAATTGTAGATATATTATCTAATTTATAATGCAATACCAATCCCTGCGCAATTTCTTTAACTTCCACGGCAGAAAGTGCATGGTCATAAATACGAAAATCATTTAATAAACCATTATAATAATAATTAGTACTGGTAGTTTGCTATCTACCTATTCTTATAGTAGCGCCACTAGTACGTACATCTAATTTTCTATTTGAATTAATAAGAGAAGTATCATGTATTTGTTCTTCACCATTTAAATACATAAATACTTCTCCCTTTTTATAAATACAAACTACATGAGTCCAAATATCTAGTGGAAAACCATTAGGAAATGCAAATGTTTTCATAGTACCTGTAGTTACGGTATCACAAAAACTAAAACCATTTGCATTAATAACAACACTTATCGTTCCAGCATTATTTGAAGTTCCTCTAATACAAAAGAAACCTGACATATCAGTGGTTGCTTTATACCAAAAAGATATTGAAATCTCAGACCAAGCATTTGGGTTAAAATCAGATATAGATAAATAATCATTTGTACCATCAAATGAATAACAACTTCCAATTTTCCCACTGGTACTTACAGTTGCCCCATTATTAGTAATACTCGCATTACTGATACCTTTATTTTCTAGTGTACCATTTAATGGTAGCCATATTTTTAAACTCATTGAATCACCAACTTGGTATAATAGAATATAGTTTTTATCTATATTCTATTATACCATATATATTAATAAAAGTCAAATAAATATAAAGTCTAAAGATTGATCTGTTGAATTATATTCTAATCTAACTTTTTCATTAGTACCATCATTTATAGAATATTTTAAGGCTGAAAGTTCGCCTGCGGTTGTAGTTAAATATACGCCAGTATCACCGGTTAAATTTACATTCGCGGCAGTAGCAGTAATCGCGGTTGATGTACCAAGTAGGTATGTTTTTGTTGTAGTTGCTAATGTAGCAGAAATTGCGGAAGCACTCGCGGCATTACCACTATATGATGTTGCAGTTAATGTTCCAGTACCAATAGTTATTGTATTTGTAGATGGATTATATTTAAAATCATTACTGTAAGCAGGGCGTCCATTGACTAAAGTACTTGTACTGGCAGCATACATAAACCATACTGGACGCGCTATATCATACGTGCCCGTCCCCATTCCACTGTAAGTAAAACCATTAGTGGATTTAAAGTCAAACATACCATACATGTTTCGTGCGGCTGTACTAGTAGAAGTGCCACCTACTTCTATTGCTCCGCCACTATGTTGTATATATAAAATATGAGGAGTAGTGGTGCCTTTATCATAACTCTATATTCCCTACGACCCAATTGTTAATTCAGCATTTACACCAGTAAGTAAAAGTTTTTTATCTGAGCTAGAATCTGAATTTAAATAAAGTTCTGTAGTTCCATTAACATATAAATTTTTGGAAGGGGCCGTTGTACTATTAATGGCAATATGAGTACTATCTGCGTAATGATAACCGGCATAAATTTTTGAAGTAGAATCTGTCCATACTAATCTATTAGCATTTGCTAATTTTCCATCATTAGTTATATCTCCGTGAGTATGGCTACTTGTCGCGGCATAAGTAGAATAATTAGAAGAATCCAATAATGTTCTCCAACTAGCCCAAGTACCAGCAGCGGAAGATGCTCTATATTTCATTGAAGTACCACTAGAACTCTATGGAATTAATAACTAACTATCCCAAGCGCTAGAAGTATCCCAGTGGAAATGTAAAATATTTCCAACTATTGAATTAGTTTCATCTGCTACTTTAAAATGCTATACACCGCCATTATTAACATGTGTTAAATCTGTACTGGTTGGTCTATTTCCACTACCAGTATTAGTATTGATATTTTTTAAAGCTGAGGATGATGTTGCATTACCAGATAAATCTCCATAGAATGTAGTAGCATAAACATTACCGCTAACTCCTATACCACCACTAACAACAAGTGCGCCAGTTGTTTTACTTGTAGAAGCGGTAGTTACGGGAATTTTTACCACACCATCGGAATAAACTCTTAAATTATTACCGTTATAATTAGCGCTACCAAAATAAGCATAATTTAATGCATTTCTAATACCATATACTCCTATGTTAAAAAAAGGAGTTGTGTCATTTTTACCAAGTGCAACTAATAAAGCAAATGTCCAACCAATACTTTCAGTACCTTCATATTTTCTATTTGTTTTAAAAATTATTCTTTTTTCACTACCAAGAGAGATATTATCAGCAAAATAGGAACCTCCATTTACATAAAAAGTATTGCTTGGCTATGAAGTATAATTAATAGCAACATGAGTAGAATCTACATAATGAGAACTTGCATATATGTTTTTACTGCTATCTGTCCATATCATTCTATTTGCAGTTGCAAGTTTACCGTCATTAGTAATATTACCATGTGTATGATTACCTGCAGCCGCGTCTGTCGCACCGGTTCCTATTTGAATTATACCTGCAATAGAAGTTGAAGCTACTGGCAAATTCTTTTTTGTAGGAGTAATTACACCATTCGCATCTTGACTAATAGTGTCAATAAATGAGGTCGCGGTTGTAGTTCCAGAGCCTGGTACTGTTGGATCAGAAACTGATGTTTGAATAACTTTAAATGAATTTTCAGAACCGAGTTCTCTCCAATTTGTACCATCATATACATATTCAGAACTACTATAAACAACAACGTCACCTGCGGCGAAAGTCCCCGTTGGAGCACTATCTATTGGATTTGCTTCAACAGTACCTATATAATGCATTGCACTTGAAAGCCCCATGTCACTTAAAGTTACCCAAGAGCCGTCACCACGGAGATATTTAGTTGTTGCACCTGATGTAGGCTTATCAATATAGGCTAAATCTTTTAATGCAGTACCAGCAGTAATTACACCAGCGGAAGTCATATATATTGGCTAAGTTGTACTACCAATATCTGCTGAGCCTTTTTGAGCATGAGCAATTATTTGCCAATTTCCCCAACTAGTATTTGTTCCACCACTATCATTTGTTCTAAATAATAATGAATTAGAGTCAATTGTTCCAACAATCTAAAATTTATCATTACTACTTCCAACTTGTAAACCAATCCAGTCATACCCAGACCATGGGCTACCACTACCAGAAAAAGTAAAAGTACCACTAGTATTGTTTAAAGTTGTGCTAGTTACTGCTTGTGTAATTAATGCATTCGCTGATGTAGCATTAGCATTAATATAACCTTCTACAAATGTTAATGTAGCGACTGGAGTTGTACTATCGGTTGTTTCAGTTAATGTTGTATTTATATCAGAAATTACTACATTACCTATAAAATTAGCTATTTGTACACCAATATTACCACTTGACTATTTAGTTATTTGTACATCTAACCATAAACCATCATTATTAACTATACGTATTGCTTTTATATTACCTGCTTTAGCACAACTTAATAATGTTATAGCTGTATTAGTACCCATTATTGACACACTTATAGTTGCTATTGTTGGTGCTCCAGTACTCCAATCGCCGCTTATTTGCATTATAAAATTAGAAGAACTATATTTAGCGGTAATTTTACAACAGCGATACCAAGAGTTATTAGTAAAATTTGACCAAGCTGTATTTGGTAATAATTGTACTTTTCGGAAGCAACCCGCAGCATTTTCAATATAATTACCACTAGTTACTATATTATTATTATCATCAATTGTAACACCGCTATCTTGAAGCTAACCAGTTGTGCCATCAAAACGAGCAATAGCATTATCAGTGCTAGTTATTGCGGCAACTCCACCAAGATTAGCTAGAGCATCTGCCGCGGTAGTTGCGCCAGTACCACCATTTGCGATAGCTACTGTTCCTGTTACATTTGAAGCAGTACCACTTACATTACCAGTTACATCACCTGTTACATTACCAGTTAAATTACCTGTAAAAGTAGTAGCATAAACATTCGCCCATTTAAGACTAGAAGTTCCTAATGTTTTTGTATTAGTAGTAAGTGGATATACATTTCCTGCAAAACCTGCATTATAAGTATTCTATCCAATTTGTAATACTGTATTCCATGTTGTTGCGGTTGTTGAACTAGTACCAGATTCAATTGTAAAATAATTTGTATCAGAAGAACCGGTACCTAATACGCCGGTGCGCCAGGAAGCTCCTGCTTTTTTATTTGTATTATACCAAAAGTTAATAAATTTATTCGTGTCACCTGTGAGAATATTTACATCAGCAGACATAGTATTAGAACCATCTAATTTTAGATAAGTGCTATTATGATCATGAGTAGATAATGCATAGGAGCTACTACTACCTAATTTTTCCCATTTACCACTAGTTCCATCTGCCGTCCAGACATATTCATATTCTGAATCTGAATCTAAAATTACATCACCAGCAAGTGCAGATGCTCCATTGGTACCAAATGTATAACCACTAATTGTTGGATTAGTAGTACTACCTTCTGTGATTGCTACTGTTGCTTTTCCACGAAAATGCATCGCCTATGAAAGGCCTAATGAAGTAACTAAATCAGAAGCACTAATCGCGCCGGTTAATGAAGCAACGCTAGTTACTGGTATTGAAACATTTACATTAGAAGAACCATTATATTCATAAGTTGTTGAATCTGAAGTAATAGTTAATTTATGCGGTAGTGTTACACTAGTTAATGCTTCCTAAAGCCCTGCAATCGCGCTTATTGGTGTTGAATCTGTAATATATATATAATTAGGATTAATTCCTATTAAAGTTCGTCCATTACGAGTAACGGAGCCACCGTTTAAAAGAGTTTCGTAATCTGTTTGAGAAATATAAATAACTTTTTGTAAATTACTCATCTTGTGGCACCTCCTCTATTGGGATTTCATGCCAATTAGAAGGAGTATCAAATTTACCAAGCCATATTTCAGTAGTATAAACTTCTCCATTTGTTAAAATAAATCCTTCACTTGCCATAATATGAATAGGATTTTCTTTCAATATTCGCATTTTATCTCCTCCTTAATTGGCTAAAGTCCAACCTTTATTTGTTGCAATTAATTTTTCTTCCGCGCTTAAGCGGTTTACATTCTACGTGCTTAAACTTAATGTACGGGCAGTACTAACTGTTGGTAAAGCATTTAAAATATTTAATAAACTATCATGTGTTAATGCCAAACTTGTATTATAACTATGATTTAATGGAATAGTTACATTAGTATCTACATCTCTTAAAGACCAACAATCTCCTAATATTTGAGCAGGTGCGGTAGATAAACTAGGCATAGACCAATTCTTAAAAGTGATTTTTTTAAGGTTATAACAATGTCTAAACATTGTTGTTATTGCAGTACAAACAGGTAAATTTAGATTATTAATTGTTATTTCTTTTACTCGTAATAAACCTACACACATATTTGCTAAAGTTGTTGCTTTACTCATATCCCACTAAGAAATATCTGGTAAAGCAGATAAAGACCAACAATCCTAAAACATAGAAGAAAAATTAGTTACTTTAGCAGTATTCCAATTATTAGTATTTCCAATTGTTGTAAGACTATAACATGATCTAAACATTGAAGCAAAAGTTGTACAATTAGCTGGGCTCCAATTTGTTAAATTTAAAGACTATAAGCTATAACAATAATCGAATATACTTGATAGACTAGTAATAGTATCTACTTTCCAACCAGAAACGTCAACTTCTTTTAATGACCAACAATTAGCAAATATTGAAGTTAATGAATTAGTAAAATAAAATTTCCAATTACTAATTCCGGTAATTTTTTCTAGACTATTACATCCTGAAAAAAGACTATTACAAGTATTATTTCCACTACCTATTCCTGATAAGTTCCAATCATTTGGGAAATTAAGTTCTTTTAAACTTACACAAGTATAAAATAAATTACATATATTTGTACAAGCGCTTGTAATATGAAGCCAAGAAATATCTAAATATGACAAACCTCTACAATTATAAAAAAGATTACTAATAGTAGTTAATGCCCCTGTAGTCCATCCTGTTAAATTTAATTCTTTTAAACTTATACAATCCTAAAATGTACCATTCAGCACGGTAACTTTAGAAGGACGCCATTTACTTAAATCTAATTTTTTTAGTGCTATACATCCAACAAACATATTTGCCATTGTTGTTACATTACTGACATTAAAATTTTCTATTGGTAGTATTTCTATATTACAATATGCAAACATACTACTTAAATTTGTTGCGGCAGAAGTATTAAAATTTTCAATACCTTGTATAGTTTTTAAACCGCGACAAGTAGAAAACATTTCTGAAAAATTTGTTCCAGAGTGCGTATCCCATCCTGTTAAATTAAGAGAAGTTAATCCACGACAATTTTTAAATGCCGCTGAAAAATTGGTAACTTTAGAAACATTAAAATAATGTAAATCTAATTCTTTTAATGCAATACATTGGACAAAAGTTGAAGATAAACTTGTTACATTTGATGTATTTAGATTAGATACATCTAAAGATTGTAATAAAGAACAAGAATTCCAACCGCAATATAAACTAGTTAAAGCAGTACTTGTCCCATTACCAATTTTTTCGCGCTATAAAGAATAAACTCCCCAAGCATTAGAATTTGCATTTGTCATTAGATTAATTAAATGCGGCACATAAGCTATTCTTTCTAATATAGGCTAAGCACGATAATGCTAAGTCTAATTATTTCTTGTTACACTATAAGAATAGCAATAAGTAATTTGTCCTGTTATTTTTATTACCAAATATCCGCTTAAATCATCTGTCCAACGTACAAAATTTGTATTATTATTAACACTATAAGTTTCATCTGCAATATATTCTCCATTAGTAATATGTCCTATCTACAACGTAGCTGGCTAACTATTCGCAGTATTTATATGCCAAGCAATTGCAGAACCAACTCCTGTGGCATCATACGTCATATAAATATAATCATCACCAGACATTTGTAAATTAAGACTATCTAAATCAGGCCAATCGGAAGGACGTGTCCAAGTTCCTGTATATGGAGATATATTAGTAGTATCACTTCTTGTAATATAATAATCTTTATTTAATAACTATGTTATATCAGGAATATTATTACTTGATTTATTCGTTCTCCATTTAGCGGCTTCCTGTAATTCCTAATATACATCAGGCGAAACTGCAACTGTATTTTCACTACTCATATCATCAATAGTAGAACCTTCTGGTACTTCAACATAAATTCTTCTTTCCTAAAAATAACTAATACCCATCGGAGTACTACCTTTATATATTGCCATTTATGTCACCACCATCATATCTACTATTTCAATTGTTGTATCTATACTTAAATCACCAAGTATATCCCAATAATATACATTATTTTCTTTTGTATAAACAAAATTATAAATATGCCCTTCTTGAAGTATTTCAGCCGCGATTGCCATTCCTTCATATCTAATTGTTTTTGCCCCACTATTATTTACATTTAAAGTAGCAGAAGCACTATTGGGAGTAGTAATTTTTAATCCAATTACTACTCCTTCAATAGCCTCAAATCCAGTAATAGAAGTGGTTATTGCCGCGGCTGTACCATTTGTCACACCATATATAGTAGGTTCAATTAAATGGGCATCATTACCTATTTTTACTTTATTTATATATCCCATTTAATTCACCGCCTTTTAAGTTTCTGTAAATCCTTTATTAACAGTTGAATCTGTTCCATAAACAATTGATTTAATAAATAAAGTTCCTCTATCTACTGCTGCAACATAAGTGTAAGTAGAAGGAGTTTCAATATGGTCGTCTGAACTATCAGTATATTTTAGTGTTAAAGAATTTAACACCGTAGTAGTAGTTGCACTATATGTTTTACTTTTTATAGTAATAACTTGTCCATTTGTGGCTGTGATAGAAGTACCACCGCTACCTTTTATTTGGATACTATCACGTTTAGTAGTAGAATCATATAAATGTAAATATAAAGTATCTGAAGCAGTAACTGCTGCATTAGAAGGTGAAGTACCTGGGCTTGCTGTTTTATTAACATATAAATGTGTAGTATCTTGACTTGTCAAATAAGTACTTGTGTCTAATTTCCAAGTATTTGCGGCAGTTTTCGTTAAGAAACCTGAGGTACCGCTTAATGCTTCAATCGCTTTCAAATCGTCAGCGTCTGTTACATTAGTTAATGCTACAGAAGAAGCAGTTACATTAGTTAAACTTGAACCATCACCAATAAATTTAGCTGCGCTAAGTGCCCCAGTAGAAGGATTATATGTTATATTTTTATTAGCAATATCAGAGTAATATACTAAATCAGTTTCATCTGTATTATTAGCAGATTTTTTAAATAATAATCTAAATTCACTATTTGTAGAAGAAGTATATTTTTTCTACTCTACTTTTTTATCAGTAAATACTGCGTTAGCTGGTACAGAAGTAGCAATAGTATAACCACTATCTTGAATAAGATGGCCGCTACTGCCACTAAATGTAGCAATATGCCCGCCAGTAGAACTTGTTGGGCCAGTTACTGCACCATCAATATTAGTTTGTACAATTATCCAGTTTGCTTTTACAGTGCTTACATTAGAAGATGTTGCTGCCGCTGTACTATCTACTGTACAAATTAATACATCTCCAACCTCTACTGATTCACCATTAATTAAACCAGCAGTAGTTACTTTATATGTCCAGCCACGTTCTGCCGCGGGAGTATAAGTAGTAGAAGATGCACCGCCATCTAAGGCGCCTTTGAAAATCATAGCGTCATTAGTAGCTAATAAATTATTTACTGTATCAGTTGTCGCATATGATGTCGTATCTAAATCCCATTCGTTCGCCGCGGTTTTCTTTAATAAACCACTAGTTCCTTCTAATGCTTCAATTGCTTTTAAATCATCTGCATTACTTACATTTGTTAAAGCAACCGAATTTGCACTATCCGCGGTACCTGCAGTTGCGGCCTTACCACTATAATTAGTAGCAGTTAAAGTACCTGTAGTACTTCCATCCACAATAGATAATGTTTTTGAAGAAGGATTAAATGTTAAACCTGTATAATAGACTGCTTCATAAGCTGTCCCGCTTGTTGGACTTGCACCAGCCGCGCTGAATAAAAGTTTATAAGCTACACTGTCTGTTTTAGCAGTTTGTTTTACTTTAGTATCAGTCCAAGGAACATTTACATATGCTTTTTCACTATCTAATTTTACTGCATAATTACGAGAAGTATTAGAGCCAGAATTACTTTCACTATATCCAATCTAAATACCACCACGAGTACCATTTGCTGCAAGTTGTAAGGTATAACTATATGTATTAGCAATAGTAATTGATCCCGAAGCAGAGGTTAATGAAATATTATCTCCTGCTTTAATATCTATTGTTTTTCCTGCGCTACCATTAAAAGTGTATAAACTAGTTCCTTCTGTTGAACCAGAATCAAATTTTAATACTAAATTATTTGCTACTGAATTGGCCGCGCCACCTTGACTAGAAGAACCAGCATAATTTGGAAAATCAGTAATATCACTTTTAGTTAAAGAAGCCCAAGTAGCAGTACCACTACTGCTATATTTTAAAAATTGTCCGCTACTTCCGCCAGAAGGAATATGGTTATTACCTGCTCCTGTTGGATGTGTATACATAGCAACCCAAGTACCTTTTTTAGATAATACTTGACTTTCTGTGCTACCATCAAAAGCAGTAGAAGATCTTGCGATTTTACCATCGTCTGCATCAGTTATAACTAATTTATCACCATTTGCAATAGTAACATCATTTGTCTATAATGTACCATTAGATTGAATATTACCAAAACTAACATTACTTAAAGAGCCACCAGAAACCTATGTGCTATTCATTACCCAATTAGTACCATCATATGTAAAACTAATTACTGAATTAGCTTGCCAAGTTAATGCACCGTTTGGGTTACTAATTGGATGAGCACTATCACTACCTACTTTTAATGCTAAATTAGAAGGTTCAGAATTAGCCTATACAAATTTAATATGTACTGTAACACCACTAGTATTTACAAATCCATCTAATGGCACAGTAAAGGTAGTTGTCTCATTACTAGTAGCAATTGTTCCCTAACTATTGGCAGTATCTAATACGGCGAATAATGTAGAACCAATTTTATAATCAGTACTATCAATATGCACCTAACCAATATAACCATTAGCCATTATTCACTCACCTCACTTATATCTGTGACCACATTTAAAGTCCCAAGATCAAGCGTAGGTGTGATGCCATTATTAATGATTAATGCCTAATCATCAACTAACGCTGTGGTCATTATTCCTGGGTTCCAACTATTTATTATAGAAATCTATGTTTTCGTCGCGGTATATCTAAAATGTGATAATTGAGAGTATCCACTATTGGGACTATAACAATATATAACATTTCTAGATAAATCAACATATAATTTATTATCAAAACCAATAGGAGGGAAAGCATAACGATTTACACCTGTTATAATAACATCACTAAGAACTTCTCCATTAATTGTTCCTGCATCTATAAAAGGTAAACTAACAACTGTTGTATTCCCATCTCCTATCTTTAAACGAGAAAAGGGGTGAGTATCATCAGCAGAATAAATGATGATCTCACCCTACAATGGAATGAAATTTATTTGACGATCCCAGTTGGCTTGACTGTCAGTTTTCATCATAATTCTCGTCTTAATAATTTTTTCATTCGCCATATATAAAATCCTCCTTTATTCTCCTGTTAAAGCACTTCAGTGCTTGAACCGCAATTCAATATTACATAAGTATTATAAGATTGTAATATATCCGCTATATTACCTGTCTTCGCAATACGAGCCAATTCTAGTTTTTTATCCTATGTAATATCTACATCTTCATATGATACACCACTAGGCACTCGTGCGCCTTTTATAACCTGTAAGTTAAGTGCGGCTTCATCTATAATAACATGAACCTCTTTTTCAGCATTCGGCTAAAATTGAGTTTCATTGAAAAATATCTTTTCAATTGTATTTACTTGTGCGCCATTTTCAATGCTTGCTAATTTAAGCTATTCGGTTTCAGTATATTCATTTATTAATATATTTACCGATTTAGCTAAATCTTTTATAGTAGTAATGTTTAATTCATTATTATTTAAAAATATATGTTCTATTTTATTAACTTGTGCGCCACTTTCAATACCACCAATTTTTTCTTCTTCTTCTGGTGTAAGTGCGCTTACACGTAAGCTTAATGAATTAGGATTTCCTTCAACTATTGTTGGTATTGCTTCTGTACCATTTACATAAATATGCTCTATAATATTACGCTGTGCGTTTTCTTCAATATTAAGTAATTTTTGTTTCTCTTCATCGGTATAGTCATTTGTTGAAAGTTGCTTACCATCAATTTTATCTACTTTTGAAGAAAGAATAGTTTGTAAGTTAGCTATTTTAGTTATTGCAATATTTGCTTCATCACTAATATCAGCATCCACAATAGAGCCTCTAATAGCATAACTTCCTTCATCGCCTAATAACCGCCAATATCCATCTGCCCATACATATTCTCTATGTTCAAATAGAATTACATCGCCGTTTTTAACTTTAGAAAAATTATATCCATCAATATGTGGATCTACATTTGAATTAAAGCCAATAAATACTGTTGCTTCACCGATAAAATGCATCGCGCCGGCAAGACCAGCAACAGCATTGTCTACGTATGCTTTTATTAAATAATTAGGCACCAAATTTGTATTTGTAGCAATAGTATCTGCAATTGGAATTAATTTAACTGGATTATTACCATTGCCAACTAATACACTATCATAATCTAATGTATCGCGGCCTGTACCACCTTGTGGAACACTTACTTTACCAGATAAATTACTTGCAGATAAAGTGCGTCTAGTAACACTAATTTTACCATTTACCTAATCTACCGCAGTAATGACTTTGGATAAATCTTCTGTATCAGTATAATTTAAAGTATTTAATTTATCTGTAATTTTCTAATTAGTATAACCGCCAATTGTCCAGTAGTCATCTATTGCTGTACCTAACCAAGTTAATAAATTAGCTAATTGACTTAAATCTATAAAAGTAAGTTCATCAGTAATCCAGTCACTATCATTTACGCCTTTTGACTATAAATAATATTTATTATTTATCTAAGCTAAGCGATAAGAACGTGCTTCGACAGTAATATCTCCACCTTGACCTCCGCCAGCATACTACTATACAAATGCGGCTAATCCTTGAATTTCATTTGCATTATAAGTTGGTTTTGACTATTGTTTTGCCCAAGCATAGACATCTCCTGCAATCCCCTAAATCCAAGGAAGCTCATAAAAATAATGGTATCCATCACCAATTTTAATGCCAATTGCAGGGGGAGTATTTTCTGGACGGTCATTTGTACCCTCAATTGTATATGAAAAAGGGGCGGCCGCAATCGCGGCTTCACCTTTTTTAAGAATAACTGTACTATTTAGCCAGTTGCTTAAAGTGTCATAGCGTAACAATATACGCGTTTCAATCGTATGCTCCGCCATTTAATCCACCTCCTTTAAGCACTGCCGCCATATATAATAAATGTATCTCCGACTGGAACATATAATTTCGTAGTAGAAACTTGATTTAATGTCATAATACCGGTTTCTGGATTTACTAAAATAGCATCTGCCGCGGAAGAAGACCTTACACCACCAAGGCGTGCATCGGTTGCGACTTCAAGTGTAAACATTCCGCCGCCACTTCCACCGTCGCCTGTGCTTCCTACCATATCCCAATTACCGTTAATAGCCATATATTCTTCATAATGGTCTCCGGATTGGGCGAGAACCATATATAAAGTATTTGGATCGGCCACTGATGCGGCAGGAAGGTATTGTACCACTTCACGCTTTAAATGACCTGCATTACGAATCGCGTCGTCAACATATTTTTTATTTGGTACATCAGTATCATTTACTGGTGGCTCAGTAACTACTAATTGCGTAATTGCTTGCCCCGCCGCGGCTTCAAGTGCCGCGATAGTATTCATAAAATTATCACTAAATGATATTGTGCCATCACTGTGATGTTGAAAATAAGAAGCATCAAGTTTATTTAAATAAGGGAGGTGCAACCAATCGGTTACACCATCCCCTACTTTTATTAGAAATGTGTTAGTTTCTAAACCATATTCACCTTGTGCTAATACTGGATTCCGTGTAATCCAATCGGCGGCTTCGTCGTGCCTAATTTGTAATCTTACTTTTACACTATTAGTTGCCATTATGCTTCACCACCATTAAGTATTGTATTAGCAATAATCATTGCGTTCACTGGTATGTAGTCATTGTCCCAGTAATATAGTATTTTTTCTTCTAAGTCAAAATATAATTTTGAAGCAATTCCTTCTTCTGGGAAATCGGAATATTTTGCAAACATAATACTACGAGTACCTACATACGAAGTGAAAAGATTTTTGAAATCATCCATATCGCCTTCAAAACCACTTTGCACGGCGAGTAAGAATAATTGTTGCATTAAAATATTTAGAGAAGTATTTTCCCAAGGGTATATCATTGAAAGTGTAGTAGTATGTGGTCTTGAAGGAATTGACATATCCACTACATTATCAAGTATTGAGGAACCCCAAGGATATACCATTGCAAGGCCGCCCGCGCGAGGATGAGGAGGCATAATATTTATGTCATATTCAAGAAGTAAATCGCGGGTACGATAGCGCTCGTAATTCCAATCAATTCCCTTCTTCATCGCCATTCACCTCAGAGGGGGATTCTGGCTCGACAGGTTCAGGCTCAATAACTGGGAAAGCACCAGTTGAGTCACGAAGAATCATTTGACCATTTGCTTGTTCAAGAGTTACGGTTGCCATTACGCGGGCGGTTGAACCTGCGTAGTTGGCAGATAAGCGCGCATAATATTCAGATTTTGCAGCACGTAGAGCGGCTTCCATATTGCCGTCGTAGGTGTTAGAATCGTATGTTTTTGGATAACCACTGACTACGGAAAATAAGCCGTGTGGGTTGGCCTCAGATGTGACCACCTAAGTTGCGTTGACTATAAAAATATTTCTTGCCATAATAATTACCTCACTTTATTTTTATTTTTTAATGAGACCAGTAGGATAGGTCTATATTGCCATTCGCGTTTGACCATATGTTGTTGGTACCGCGGAGAGTTTTGAGGGATTGGGGAGTAAGAGTATAAGTTATTGGAGTTGTCAATTTATATACTATTGTTGCTGGGTGTTCTTGTAAGTATGAATTAACAAATGCAATTTTATCTGCATTTGTTTCTAACTCTGGATGATCAGCAGTATATGCTGTATAAAATCTTAAATACTATTGTCCATTAGAAGTCGTGCGAATAAATGGAAAATCCCAATTATTTGGTAAGGATTGATTAACAGCATAAACAGGTATATTATTACATAAAACAGTTGAACTAACAGAATAACCATCATACTTACCCTTTGGAGAAAGATATACAATTCCTGCGGCGATATATGTATCATTACTATAATTAGTATTACACTTTACATTGACTCCATCCGCCACAATCTTATGCCATGTTTCTACTAATTCACCTTTTACTAAATCTACATACCCGCCATACACCGTCCCCGTAGTTGAAGTCCAGTCTACTGGGAGAAGGTATCCAGTTGTTACATCGGGGCCAACTCTAAATTTACCAGTTCCACTTCCCGCTAAGAAAGTATTGGTTACAGTATCAAAAAACCCTGGTTCATTATCTGATTTACGATAGCATGGAATATAATTGCGTTTAATAATTCCATTTTCTCGAAATGTAATTTCATATAAATAAATAACATAAGTATATGAATTATTAGGAATATCATTTGTAATTACGCCATCAGTTTCTTTACCAAAAATAATTACTGGAGATGTATCCTAAAAGGTAGAAGGCGCCGTAATTGCTTGCTTATAAACATTACTATTAGTTAAATTTGTTCTAATCCATTGTGTTCCCGCATCATTTGTTTCTAATAGCCATTTATTATTACGATGTGCATTAAGACCACTAGTACCATATGTAATATTTGCCCATGTAAGACGATAAGTATACCATCCATTTTTATATAATTCAAAATTATTACTCCATAATAAACTTACATATTCACTGTTACAATGTGTGGTAACACTAAATCTAGTGTCCTAATTTGCAAAGTAATCTGTTATAAAATAAGCATCATTTCTTGCTGTTTTATCACTAGGCGGCAAAAGATATTCAACTTCCTAATATTCACTAGGTAAAGGTCTTCTATTTACACCACAAATTAAGCTATTTCATCCATTAATTGGCCTTACATTTTCTAGACTTGGATCGCCGCTACCTTCCTAAATTGGATTAAAATAAACTTTTAATGAATCTAATGGCGCCTTCATATCTGTATTAAAGGTTGCTATGGGTGCAGCGGTAGTTGTAATTAAATGAGGAGTATTTAATATAATATTTTTTCTATTCTCAATTAAATTTCCATACTCATGTACTTCTCCACCAATTAGAAATGTACCATTACCAGAGTTGGTAAAGAAAGTATTTGATACTGTATCATACATACCTGGTTCATTATCGGATTTACGATAACATGGAATAAAATTTCCGAGTAAAGTAGTCGAATTACTTATCTTTAATGAATATAATTTTACCTTACTCTGAAACTATGCGCCACTACCTGTTTTATACTAACAAAAAATACCATATTGAGCCTTTGTACTATTAAGCTCAGTAAGATAAGATCTATTTCTAGTTCCTATTATTTTATCATCAACTGTTACTGTTTGATTTTTTTGAGATAATAAAGTAACAATATTATATATTTTATTAGTTATTACATTTCCAAATAAAAAATATCCATTATAAGCAGACTAAAATTTACTTGAATACTAACCATTACCAGAAGATCTATATGAAACATCATCTTCATCATACGCCGCACCAACTAAATACTGATCACTAAGATTTGTAAAAATTTGAATTGAGTCAAAAATAATTGGAGTTTGAATTGGTATATTTGTAATGATATATTGTGTTCCTGTACTTTCTAAATATTCTACCTACTAATACTCAACCGGAATTAAACTGCCCATGTCATCACCGCCGCGTATATTCCATCTACAATTGATATATCATAAATTGTATTTACATCTAAAGATGTGGCATCAAACCATTCCGGGAATTTAACTGTATTTGGAACAGTAAGTACCGCCGCGGTTGAACCACTTGTAAAAATTACTTCACATATACCTGACGCACATGGGGTAAAATCTAGTGTACTAATTTCACTACAAATATATCGTGCATTTGATTGTGCAATAATAGTGGGTGTAGTACCTGAAATAGTAATACTTATTGATGCGCTTTGTATATCAAGCATATTTTTAATCGCAATTTTGGCTTCACTTGTATATACTCCTACTGCATTGTTGGATGCACTCTATGTAGTATCTCCCGCCGCTTTAGCTAAACCATAGAAAGTAGATTCGTGCTGATGGTTTGGATTAAAACCGCTCCTAATATCATTTCCTGCTTTTATGTTATTTGCGGTCGCGTCCGTGAGTGTAAGGTAGCCAGATGCACTGGTGCTGATACCAAATGAACTATATAATGCTACAACGCCGAATGTTTGCTGACCCGCTGCTGGAATATTAGCTACTCCATTATTAAGGATTGACGTATTTCGCATCTGCACATCATGCGGGAATACCCCCGCCGCATTTACCACCGCGCAATTTGTACCAACCTCTAATGTATCTCCAATTGCTATTGCGGCAGTTGCCTAATGCAATTTACCATTCAACATAAATAGTTCACCAATTGCGTATGCCTAATCCGCGGTTGTATCGGATTCATAGGATGCGAGGTTTGTATCGGTGCCAAGCATATGTTGAATTGCGGCTTTTTGAGCGTCGGGGTAGATGCCGACAGTAGTGGATGCGATGGATGCCATGTCAGCACCGGCGGCTTTAGCGAGGCCATAGAAGGTGGATGCATGTTGTTTGGAAAGTACAACGGCATAACTTCCCAAATATCCTTCTTTTACCTGAGTGTCGTTTGGAGTCCTTACAGATATTCTACCTTCATATGTTGTTAAACCATGTTCAGCCTTTAATACGCCGTATTCTGTAGTGCTTCCTACCGGTATATTCGCCACACCATTCTGCAACACACTCGTCCCATTAACTTGCACATCCCTTACCGCATACTCACTCAACTTAACTTCCGCCGCATTACTTCCACTAACCTCTTCTCCCGCGTCTTGCGTAACAATTGCATCCGCCGCCGCAATTGCCGCGGTTGCTTTATATAATTTTCCATTGGAAGTAAATACTTCTCCAATACTATATGCTTTAGATGCGGTTGCGGTTTCGGAAGGGGCGAGGAGATTTGAAATGCCGAGCATTTGTTGGATGGCGCCTTTGGCTTCGGGGGTATAAGTACCAACGGCATTGTTGCTTTGAGATTGAGTGGTGTCGCCAGACGCTTTGGCTAAACCGTAAAATGCAGATTCGTGCTGATTCATCGGGCTAATATACCCACTTCCATGTGTTCCAACTTTAATCTGTCCGCTCGATGGTTCACCGACCCTTACTTTCTTATTACCACCACCGTAGTCTTGAACAAAAAGTCCTGTGCCAAGCTTCATAACGCCATATGTATCAGCATCAGCTAACGGAACATTTGCAACCCCATTCGCCGCGATAGATGTTCCGTTTATACGTACATCCGTAACCGGTTCCGCCTGCGGCGTTACGTATATATCATTCTCATCGTATGTAACGGTGACACCATCCACAGTTATGGTGCCATTTGCAATTAATTCGGCATATTGCGCCTGAGATAAATAAACTATTTGTTTTGAATTAGGCATTTGGTGTCACCTCCTTTACAAATTTTCCAACTACCCAACAATATTTTATAGGATTGCCGTCTGTATCAACTGCTGGCCAATCACTTGAACCTCTAGAAAAGCTAAACTATGTCGAAGTTGGTTTTGAGCAATACCATTCTCCATGTAAAAAATTACCAGAAGTAGGATGACGATATGTATAACAAAATCTAAAATTATATCTCTCATCAGCATTATATGCATTATTTATTATATGCATATCCCCATATGCGCAAGAAACGCAACTACCAAATGGTATTTTATTTGAATCCTCTATTTTAATAAAAATATAAGCGAAATCAGGAATATCGGCCAAATGATGCTCAACTACAATTTTATCAGTCGATGAAGGAATAGTAAGTACGCCGCTGTCTACTTTTACTTGACTATTAACTAATAATCCAACCGCCTAATCTCCCAAATACATCATATCAACCTCACCACCTTTAAGCCATTTACTAACTTTTCGCCGCCGGTACTATCGGAATTACAATTTATATATATGTCGCCTGCGTAGTGTGCAGTACCATCCCAGTCAAGAGTATAAGCGTTAGAACGAGCACTTGTAGCAATTCCATTACCAACAACAAAAAGAGCGTCTCCTCTACGGGAAGTTTGCGGGCCTATGTTTTTCCAATTTGCCATTGTAAATTCTGCATCATTATTGGCAATTGTACATTCAAGACATATAGGTACACGAATTGTTTGAGTAAGTATTCTTGTATGTACTACTCTATCTCCAACACTATATGATTTATTAGCTTCCCATGCAGGATATTCACTAGCTTCAATATTACATGTACCAATTACAAACATACTAGGAAGATTAGAAATTGTATAATATCCAAAACTACTACTATAGTTACCAGAAGCTTTTGTTAGAGTACCAGTTGCAAGTGATGTATAGCCACTTGCCTCTGTACTAAGACCAAACGCGGAACTTGCTGTCCCAGTAGCGTTCTGTGTATATGTTACATTCGCTGTTGTCGTAAATGATTTTGTTTTTATACTTCCAACGCCACTTCCATATTCAATCGGCACATCACTTTCTTTCACAAGCTTTGTTCCATTAGCAGAACCAGCATCCGCACCAACATACACATCTCCCGCAAAATACCCATTACCATCCCAATCTAACGCATACGCATTTGATCCATGTCTTACCATTTCATGGGTTGTTGGGTCTTCTGCTTCGTATCCATTACCTACAATCGCGGCAAAGTTCATATGATGAACATCAAAGTCCCAATGACTTATATCAAAAGATTCATCAGTATTTGCTTCTTTACAAATATAACCAACTATTGTAGCTTCATTGTTTATAAGCTATTCTCTTTTTACTTTATCGCCAACCGCGTATGATGTATTTGCTGCCCAGAAAGGCCAATTATCATAGCTATCAGCAATATTATATCTACCAGTTACGAATGAAGAATGTCCATTTGCGATTGTGTTATCGCCGCCCGCATGTGATGCCGCGCCATTTGCTACTGTGTCAACACCTTCACTATGTGACCACTAACCATTTGCTTCAGTATTTTCACCTTCTGCGTGAGCAATATAATGCGCGATCGTGCCTTTGCCTTCCGCAAAGGCGCCTTGACTTACGGCGGCTGTATTTAAGCCGAGAGCAACGGAATAATAGCCGCTTGCTTCCGCGTCAACACCAAACGCAAGACTGGCGGTGCCGACTGTTGTGTTGTCCTTGCGGCCGCGACTTAGGGTTGTATCTAATACTGTGTCTGCCTTATCTGCTTTATTACTTACATCCGCAGATGAAGAAACGCCAAGCATTGTGCGAATAGCAGATTTAGCATTATCAGTATAAGTGCCAACCGCGTTTGAAGAAGAAGATTGTGATGTATCACCGGCTGCTCTGGCTAAGCCATAAAATACTGCAGAATTAAGAGTATTTGGTGCTATAGGCTTCTAGACAAGTGTTCCATTTTTATTATTTTGTTCTGTCGCAGAATCTATTATAAGATATTTATTATTACCAATTGTATATTGTACAAGACCACCATTGGTTGCTAATTTTACAACACCTGCATTTGTTGTTGTTGCGTAATCCGTCTTCTATACATAATTACTTAAATCAACATCCGCACTTCCAAACCGCTCCCAAGCATTATCCACATATGCCCACTCAATAAATAAATTACTGCCTTCACCGCCAGGAACGAGATAGAAAGTTTGAGTATCGGGATTTTGAATAGTTGGAACGCCAGTTTCAGAATTGTATTCCGCGGCGGCACATATGTGAATTTTCATTGTATTCACATTTGATATCGCTGTATCAACATATGATTCAGTAGCATAACCCGCATCATTTTCTAATTCACTAACTGCTGTTGGCACATTTGCATTAGGTAGAGTTAAGTTTAAAACTGGATTTGCATCTGTTCCAGTAACAGTTACCGCGGCGGTAGGTCCTTCCGTTACAGTACCAATTGTAAAGGAAGGAACCGCGCCATTTGATATATTAAAGGTAGTTGAATTGCCATCAGAAAATAGGATGGTATATGTATCAACTAAACCTTGTGTATTTGTTTTAGTAATAGATTGTATTCCAATACCCCGTTGTCCGGTGATGGAAGGAATTGCAACCCATTCATTATTTACTTTTACTTTTAATATGTCCATTGTTTTTTCATCTCCTTACGGGATTTGGAAATACAATTTATTTATGTCTAATGACCGTCTGAGCCGTAGATATGATGAAGATGTTACACATTGTTTTTTCTCCTATCAATCTATTACATAGAATTTTATATCTTTTATTTTGCACGAAGCTTTATATGATCCAATATTATATGCTGATTGAGCCATACGTAATATATCCGGACTCCAAGTTGGCCCATACTCAACTTGCGGGACATTTGTTGTAAAATGCATAGTTTGTCCATTGATCGTCGCAATAAATTTATCATAACCATTACCGCCATCGACCATTTTATAAGAGCCTATTGCGTGTACAAATTCAGTCATTGGTTGTAATGGTAACGCTGGATGCATTTCTGTACTGCCTAAAAATGGATTACTTGAATTTCCTTTCATCTTCCAATTTAATATTTTATATGGCGCACCAGCATCACTATCATTAGTTCTTGTACCTATTCCAAATCCAATAGCTTTAGAAGAACTATTTACAGATCCTATATCAAAAAAGTATGTTGCATTAGCACTTTTATACCGATTAACCCAAATATCAAATTTAAATATCCAATGATGACCAATTGAAAAACCAGGAGGAGTATTAGGTTTTGTAGCGGTTGCATATTGCGATGATTCTATAAAATCATATTGCTTATCATCATTATTATAAACATTATCTCCATATATTGTAAATGCCCACCCGCTAACACGATCAATCCATTGATTATTTACTGGTGCGTCATCACCACACCACCAGTATTTTAAGAGTGGGAACTTCGTGGGTGCTTGTATAATAGCCCTTCTCAAACTCATCACATCCATGCCGCCGCCACCCCCAGACATTTCGTCCCAACAACCTTAATATTAATTTCATAGGTCGTATCAGCATCAAGCGACGTATCATCAAAATCATTCGCCCATTCTAACGTATACCCGGTTGGAAGAGTGAATGTTAACACAGTAGCGGTACTCCCGCTCTCAAAAACCACATCAAAGCATCCAGATTCTGGGACAGTGATTGCCAAAGTATCAACTTCTCCGCAAACGTATTGCACTCCCGCCATCGCCGTAATTGTCGGAGTTGTACCAGATACAGAAACAGGTGCATCTAACATAGTATTAATTTTAGATAATGCTGTTTCAGTATAAACCCCAACCGCATTATTTGAACTTGCCTATGTAGTATCTCCCGCGGCCTTCGCTAATCCATAAAAAGCAATTGTATTAGTTGCGGAAGGAGTAAGAGCTACATTCTGAGTAATTCCGGCCTTAATTTCACTTAATTCTGCATGTTCAATATTAAGCTATCCATTATTTGTGATATAAAAACCATAACTACTTGGTTTTATTACACCTAAAGTATCATATGTAGCAATTGGGATATTTGCGGTACCATTATTTAGAATACTTGTGCTATCTATTTGTATATCGCCAATTCTTGCAAGTTTTGTTCCACCAGAAGAATCAGCATTACATCTAACATATAAGTCACCCATAAGATGTTCGTTGCCATCCCAATCGAGAGCACGGGCGTTAGAGCGGGCATTATTTGCGGTACCGTTACCAATGATTTCAGCGTAGTTCATGTAGGTATCTACTGTCCAGTGAGAAGCATCAAAGGTAGCATCGTTATTGGCGGTTTTGCAAACATAACCAGTTACGGTGGTTTCATTGTCTATGATAGTGGTGACTTTGCACTTATCACCTACAACGTATTCTCCGGGTTCCCATTCGAGCCAGAAAGCATAAGAATCTTCGACGTTATATTTACCGCCAACATGAGAAGCTTGTCCATTTGCAATAGTAAATTCTCCCTCAGTATGAGTATCAGCGTGATACGCATAAGTATTATAGCCTTCTGCATGAGAACGGAAACCAGCCGCTATATTATTTTGTCCTTCTGCATGCGCATTAGACTTTAATGCGCTATTTCCTTGTCCTTCCACATGCGAAGACGTTCCAACAGCACTATTCCCAGAACCAAATGTTCCACCTTCTGCATGCGAATAATTTCCAGAAGCACTATTCGCCATACCTTCTGCATGAGAACATATTCCAGATGCCAATGTAGACATACCTTCAGCATGTGAACCACTGTTAGACGCAGAAGTTGCACCGCCCTCCGCGTGTGAATACAATCCACTTGCTTTAACTTCAAGCCCAAACGCAAAACTTCCGTCCCCAATCGTCGTTCCGGCTTTTCTACCTCTACTTAACGTAGTCTCCAACACAGTATCCGTCTTCGTCGCATATCCACTCAGATCAATATTCGCACTACCGAACTGCTCCCAATTATTATTTACATACATCCATTCAATATATAAATTACCACTTTCTCTACCAGGCACTAAATAAAAAGTATCCTAATCTGGATTTTGTACTGTTGGTACGCCAGTTTCTGCATCATACTCTCCCGCAGTACAAATATGAATTAATAAATGCCCTGCATCGCCATTATAAATATCTGCATTATGAGTACCATTTATATCAGTAATAGCAATTCTCTTACCACCCTAAATATTAGATACTACAACAGTAGGAGAAACTAAATTGTTAGTTCCACTTGGGTCAATCCATACATTTACATTAGGATTAGTAGGAGCAGTAGTTCCATAATAAACTCCAGAATCACCATTAGTAATGTTAAAAGTCGTTGTATTTCCATTTGTAAAAGTTATAGTATAAGTATCAACTAATCCATTAGTCGCGGTTTTATTAATAGAAGAAATAGTATGGCCGCGAGGAATACCAAGAGAAAGCATACCAGTACTTGAATCATAGGATGCGGTTGCATTTGCTGTTGGTCCTAATGTACTAACTGATACTTGTAAATTACTAATTTCTGATACCGCGGCTAAAGCATCCGCTTTTGCGCTTTCTGCATTCATTGCGCTTTGTGATGCTTCATCTGCTTTTGAGGTCGCGGTTGAAGCTGCCGCTTCTGCATTGGCTTGCGCGGTTTCGGCATTACTTTTTGCACTTACTGCTATTTCAGAAGCACTTATTGCCGCGTTTTTTGCGTTAATTGCTGCTCCTGCCGCATCTTCCGCATTAGTCTAACTTTGCAATGCCGCCGCCGCGGAAGCACTAGCTTCGTTCGCACTGGACGCTGCCGCGCTTGCTGATGCCGCCGCGTCCCGCTTAGATAAATTAGTTTCACTAATAGCAGAACTAATTATATCTAACTACATAGGAGACATAGTAGAAGTAGGTGCATCATCTGATAATAATAAATCATCGCCTGTTTCTCTTATTTCACAAACAGGTAAAGTGAAACCTGCATAATAAGAGTCAATTTCATCTCCATTAACCAACTCTTCTTCCGCGAATACAGGATTTTTATAGAACTTAATATCCCATACATAATGGCCTGGTTTTAAATTTACAGTATCATTATGAGTAAATTCAATTGTTAAACTATCTTCACTTGTGGTGATTGTTTTCTAAAACAACTTTGTATGAGTTAGACAATCAAATATAGTAAAAACAGCAACGTCCGCGGCAGTTGCTGATGCTATTAAAGGCACAGTAAAAGTTCCTGTGTCACCGCGTGGGATGATTAAGCGACGGTTGATTAATCTAATCATCCGTATCACCACCCATGTTTAAGTCGTTTTTTATATTTATTATACATTGGCTACTATTCTTTTACAATATCCCCAATGTCATACCCTAATGTTTCTAATTTTATTAATTTCTTTTCTGCATGTTTTAGTTCATCACTAACATCACAAATATAACATTTAATTTTACTCGCGGCCGCGACTTCGCCAATACTTAATGCTTCTTTATACATTTCCTAATACAATTTCTTTGTTTCTCTTTCCCATTCAACCCATTTTTCCATCAAAGTTTTTACTGTATTGCGTTTTGTATTAGTATCAACTTCCATTGTATTATACTTATACCAAGTTCCAGGTATAATATCCGGATTAGGAACATCATTAGTATTTAATAACTTATGATAATGAGTAGAATAATAATGTAATAAACATTCATACCCCTTTATTTCTTCCATATAGTGATATAAATGACATTTAGCATAACCGCATAAACCGATAAAATCATATGCTTTAAATATAGTACAATGTATTTTTGTACCCTCTATCATATGCGTAGCTAGTCTAGCAAAAATTTCTTCAATTGTCATCTGCTCTCACCCCTATTTTTTCTAAAATAAGGTCTATTTTTTTATCCTACTATTCTAAATGTTGATGAATTTCTTGAAGCAACTTCTGTACTGACCTATTAAGTTGCTCTTCTAATTCCTATTTATCATTCTAAGTAAGATTAGAATTAAGGTTCATTAGGCCAATACAGAAGCTGGCAATATTTAAAGCATCAAGAAACTCAAGATTCCCATTATTATTCATTAGCAGACCTTAGTAACTACTATATTACAATGAGCGTCAGTAAGAGCTATATCGCCATTGATTACTTGTAAAGTAGTAGGACTAGAACAACAACAATTGGTATTATTTTGAGAAACTTGAACTAAAGTTTGGAAAGATAATGCTGTTAGATCACCAGTCGCGCCAGTAGCAGAACTAATAGCCTGTGGTAAAGCAACACCATTACGATATAATTGAATTGAAACATCACCCGCGGCTCCTGGCTCACCATAAGCATCAACAGAAACCATATATAACCCACGAGCATTTAATTGAATTGTTGCTGGTGCAGATAAAACTGCGGTGCAACCTTTCTCTATAATAGCATTATTAAAAGGAATAGCGACTCTGGCCGCGACATCAAGGTTAGAACTATATGCTTGTATCATAATTATCGTCCTCCATTATATAAAGCGATTATACTTTTCGCCGTAATAGTGTCTGAAATATGCTTTTCATGTAGAATATCATATAATATCTACATTTCCTTTGGTACATCACCTTTGGCTTTTTTGTATTCAGTAATGATATTTACTATCTAAGTATGGAAAGAGTTCATAATATCTAACATCTACGCCGCGGCCTTAGCATAAACTTCAGCCAATGCTGGATAATCTTCTTTTAATTCCATCGCGGCCTTACCATAGCACTATGCCATTTCAATTTGTTCTTCAATATCATCTGACACTCGTTTAATTACTTTCATATTCAAACCTCCGTGGGGTAAAATAAAAAAGGGACGCACTTAGTACGTCCCTATTATGGCGTACTCAATACGCTCTTACATATTACAACCACCACAGAAAGGACTATTACCAGCATTATAAGTCCAACCATTTGGGTAACGGACAACGCCCTGTAATTGATTCTGTAGTTCTAATTGGTTAATGCGATTCTACATAGCTTCTATTTTATTACCCATGATAGCATCAAGAATCTTCTGATTCTGAGCAACAATGTTAGCATTAGTTGCGGCATCACGCATTGCAGCGTCATAATTCATTTGCTGTAATAATTGTTGAGTAGCATTGCAACATTGATTTTGATTAGCTAGTAAATTAGCCTGACCGACAGCAAGACCGCCTACATCACGCTGTAATTCCATATATTTGTCGCCCACATAATTTACAACATCATGGAAAACTTGATTTGTTGCCGCAACTGCTTGTGCAGTACCAGAGTTTACGGCTGCGAGAATATCACGAGTTTGTGCTTGTAAGTTCTAAGTATCAAATCCGTTTTGTACTTGGTCACGAGTGGCATACTGTTGAGCGTTACCGCCCCAACCGCCGCCAAAGCCACCGCCCATTAGAGCAAGAATAGCAAATAGCCAAATACCCCAACCATCTCCGAAGCCATTGCCATCACGATTCATTAAGGCAACGTCAGAAGCAGATAATCCATTTTCACCCATAAATATCATCCTCCGAGAAAATAATATAAATAAGGAAACCAATTAAAGATAGGCAATAAAATGTCTATCCTATGATATAGGTAGAGTAATCAGTACTAAACCATTCTATTTTCTTTACGAGGATAAAAAAAATAAAGGCGACTTTTTAAGTCGCCTTTAATTGATTTATTAAATCATTAATATCTACGCCTTTCGCCGCGGCTAAAGAACGAGCAATACTTTCTAAACTATTACCGTTCCTTAACATTTGTGCGATAGCACTGCTATTTGGATTATTTTGCAGCATCTATACCAATGCTTGTTGCTTATCTTTTGCCATTTGAATTTGCTACATAAGCTATTTTGCCTAAGCAATAGAATTATTCAATGACATTTGCTGCGGTTGACTCTGTTGCATTTGCGCGTTTCGCATTTGACTTATTAAACTTGGCATTTACTTTTTCCTCCAAAGAATCTAATCGTGTAAGAATAGCATTTATATCTATTGGTTCAGGCTTTTTATGAGGACTTACATCAAAAGGCGTTACACTACGATTACCATTCTGGTCTGTACGTATCCACCAAATAATATTTTCTGTATCATCAGGTAAATAAATTTCACTGTTAGGCCCCATCATAAACTACCAGGCCGAGTTTTCTCCATGAATTGGATCGGCGCGATATACTGGCAAACGAGATTGAGCCATCCAATTATAGGGATAATTATTAATTTGCTAATTATTATTATTATTTGGCATCCAGTTATTCATTTATATTCATCCCCTTTTTTTATATTATATCATAAAAAAGGTAAAAAGTCAAGCATTTAACGCGCGAAGAACATTAGTCTAAAATTCTTCTGGTATTTCAATACCATAAGTAATCGCACCAATTTCTTCAATGGTTTCTAATGAATTAATATATGCCTTTAAAGCATTATAATATGTCGTTTGATATATCTTAAATCTTGTTGCTGCCGCGATAATTTGTTTCATTTCTGCGGCAGTATAAAATTTACAAATTTCACCATCTGCATGATAAGGAATAATTTCTTCTGTATCAGTTAGTGCAGATAATGTAATTAAATTAAGCTGGTCTTGAGTATCAAGGGAGAAGTGATGTACTTCTCCCTCGATTTCAATATCAAAACCATTTTCAATTGTTTTATTGCATGCGCGAGACATTTCATTAATTTTAGAAGTACGAACATATTCTAAAGTAATTTCATCAAGAGGATTTACTGAGTTAACAATTACAATTGGCTCTTCCTCTTCTTCAATATAGACGGGCGCATTTTCAACCGCGGGTTTAAGTATATCATACTCTTGCTACGTAATTTCAATTACGTCTGCAATAAGATATTCATATAAATCTGTTTTTATTGGCCTCATCCAATAAGCATGATAAAGAATTCCTGAGCATTTGATATATTCCGCTTCTTTTTCATTTGTGCGCTCTAATATAGAGTGTTTTTGCTAAAATTTAAATAAATTTTCTAAACTACCCACTCCAGAAATTTCATTATTCTAAATAATTTTATAATATAACATAAATGCTCACCTCCTTATAATGCTAATGAATAGACAATACCGCGTGAGGTTATATTACCATAACCAGTATTACCATTAAAGTTATTAATATATGATAATTTACTTGACCTAGTGTTACCAAATGCTTCTGGCTATGTAGAACGTAGCCACCAAGAAGTGGATTCAATCCAAGCGCCTGTAGATGTTGCTAGATAAGCATCTGTTGAAGTTGTAATAGGCGCTCCCTTAGATACTTCATTGCTAGAGACATAAATATATGCAGCAGTATGGCTTTCAGGAACCAAAATATCACCAGTCTTTAACCCTAAATTATTTGAAATAGCATAACTTTCAAAACTGGTATTATTAGAAGTATAATCTATAAATACCTAAGTACCACTAATTGCAATAGGCATAAATGGGAAGCGTAAATTTTCATAAATATCAGTATTACCAGTGGCAGTAATAAATTGTCCACCAGAATATTGTTTTGTTAATAAACCGCTCCAACCCCAGCGACCGGCTGCTTCTCCATTATATTTATTACTATCATTAGAAGAAGTTTCTACTTCTTTGAAACTTGGAGCAAAAATATAATCTAAAGTAGGATCAGTTCTGGTTCCTATTGCATATTGTCCATCTGATTTATAGGCTTTAATATGATTAATATTCGCGCGTGTAACAATACTCTGCATCATTGTTGGTAATCCTTGATAGATACGATTATTATAGAATGTTCTAATTGTAGATGGATCCCAACCAACTGAATCATTAGCAAAGTTTATTTGATCAACACTAATAGTACCCATTTGAGAAGCATTCATAGTATGTAATAATATATTACTACCAGAAGGAAGTCCACTATGTGTACTATTTTCATAGAAATCAGCCACAGCAAAGTGCATTGTTTCATGACACCAATTAGCAAGCTATACACATTCACCTTCACCTAAATCTTCTTCCCAGTATTTTACAGAATATAAAGTACCAGTAGCATTTATTGTACTAGTGCTATTAGAATTAACTCCACCTAAAATAATGTTTGCGTCTGTTTCAGTTGAACCAGATACACTTAGTGTATGTCTAAAAGCATTTGGGTCATAATCTGTAATTAAGCCGGAAGAATTTGTTCCGGAATAAACATAAAGAGTTGGTTCACCTGCACGGTGTTTTAGTACAACTATACCACGTTTGTCTATTGTTGAATTAAGTCTAAATACATTTGTATCACTAATAATATCAGTGCTACCAAAACTAATTTGAGGAGCAATCGTATCCGCGCTTGGATTATAGAATAATTTAAATCCATATTTTGAACTACCAACTTCTTTATAACAAGATAATAATACTGCTTCATTAACTGAACTATTTTGTATTGGATCGAAACGATAATCAATAGCAATAGTGAAACTCTTATTTAAACTAAATGGAGTATAAGTAGTAATTGGACTATCAGCGGTTCCTCTATATCGTTTTGGCGTGGCCAATAGATCAATTGCTGGTTTAGTACCATCATATCCCATCGCGACTGAATACATATCTAGAATATTCAACTAACCACGAGGTACACTCATACATTTTAGTATAAGTAATTTTTCTTCTACACTATAATCATTACTTGTTAAAACAGTATTATAATTCACATTTGTTCTTGTTAGCCAGGTAGCATTAATATCATATGGTACTCCTAATTGTGTTGGAGCAATATTTGTTGGTAATTTATCCCATCCAGTCATAATACTATAACTACAAGTTCCATTACCATTATCATGGAATGTATATGTATCAGTTTTTAACTATACATCTTTAATAGTTGGAGCATATAAATTATATCCTCCGCCATAATTTTGGCCCTATACACTACTAATTTCAGTAGAGCCAACCATCCAACGTACAGTATATTGTTGTGGAGTAGAAGAATATACAGTATATAATATAATATCACTATTTCCTACTGTTGGAATAATACCATTATATTTTCTATAAATTGAAACTGAATCATTTTCTTCTCTCCAACCAGTAAATGGCTACCATTCACCAGAAATATATTCACCAAAAGTATATTGATTTTGTATATCTGGTGCTTTTTGAGGAGTATCAATTATTCCCGCGGCAACAACATCTATTAATTGTTGTCCCTAATTTATATATCTAGTATGTAAAACTGTACCATCATAGTTTTTATAAGTAATTAAACGCTACTAAATATAATTAGTTGCTTGTGAAACATCAATAACTAAATCTGGACTCCAAGCATTTGTATATTTAATATAATCACCACTATATACAGTACCAGTTAAACTAACTGTACCAGCAAGATAAGATTGATTAATAGTATAACCACGTTCATCCATACCCATGATATTAACTAATCTTTCTAATAATGTATTATTATTTAATGTCCAATTAGCTCCAACTAATCTAATAATATTTAAATTAGTTAAACTTTCAATAAGTGATAAATTATTAAAAAGTTTACATCCTTCTAATCGTAATTCTAATACAGAAGTAGGATCTGTTAAATGGAAATTTTCATTACTTAAGAAATCTAAATTACGCATTTCTAAACTAGTAGGATTATTAAGATATACTTCATTTAATAATCCACCATTAGCAAATGTAATACTAGTAAAACTAGAGCCATGCGCGTCAAGATATGTAAGAGCAGGACAATCAGCTAATCTTAATGGCTAATTAGCATTAGATAGATTTTGTACTTCTAAATGTTCTAACATATAATTCGCGCCAAAATCTACGGTACCAGTTTCTGTATTTGTAATATGAGGATTATTATATCCAGGAGTAGAATCACCAATTTTAATAGAACGAAGACGAGTTGCCGCGCTAAAAGATGCTTGTCCCGGGTATAAAGGAGCTAAATCACCAATTTCTTGTATCATAGAAGCAGTATCAATCTTAATAACTACATCAGAAAGATGCATATATTGACCATTTTCTAAAAATCTTAATGTTACTAATTCTCCTTTTCCTGCTTTCTATGTTTCTATATTATCATCAAAATGTACAGTTAAATAACATTTATTGTACATTTTAACTGAAATTTCAGATTTCGCAGGTACTGCATCTAAACTAGGATCGTCATTATCAGGAGTATAGCCACGTAATGTAACTGTATTAGCAGTAGAAAAATTACTACGATATTTAGAAGCATCATATAATTCTTCAAATGTTTCATAATGTTTACGCTGATGTATTTTTTGCCCACCATCGAGGAATGTAATCCAAGATTTATCAATAATTTGAGTATCTTGATCTGTTTCTTCATTATATACTTTACCTGTTTCATAAGTACGTAAATAATCATACCAATAACATTCATTCCAAACGCGTTCTGGAATCTTTCGCTATTCATTTAATAAATAAGTATGATAAACAGAAGCATTCCAAGCATTTTGCCATTTACCGTTCTTAGAAGTCGCGGCTTCGCGATTTTGGAACATAACCTAACAAGCTTCGTATAAATTACTACTGAAAACAAACCAAACTGCATCCGCGGCGTTAAATATTGCTTTTCCATCTTGTCTATCATTCGCCTCATTACCATAATCAAATATTAATTGGCCTTCATTATTATTACCATCAGAAGTGTCATTATCATAATTTTTACTTAAATCCCAAATCCAATATCCTTCTGTATCTGGTTGTTCTATACCATTAATATATTGATTAGTTTTCATAGCAGACCAGAATGTATTTTTAGATACATTATCAACCATAGTATGGCGTTCAATGAATAAGAAATGATAAATAACAGAGTCCATTGCCATATAGTCTTCACATTCAGATAACATTTTTGCCATACGACGTTCAAAGCTATCAGTTGTATAAGTGCCGGCATATTGATTGACAGTTGTACCACGTAGTACTTGTGTTCCTTGGCGTTTATGGCCTTTAAATGTATAAGGAGCATAAGTTTCCGGAGAATTTAATGCTGTATTAGTTGCTGCGTTAGGATTGTTATCAGCCATCCATTTTACAAAGCGCGCCCAACCAGCCTTAATTTCTTTAGATGGATTTTTAGTATCTGGGAAACGCATTTCATAAGAGTGGTCTTTTGCTTTATTATCTCCACCCCAATCATAATTAGTCATACTTTCATATTGCTCATTTTGATAAGCAGTATAGTCTGCCTATAAATCTGAAGGAATAGAAATCATACGGCAACCCGCGTTTTGATTATTCATTACTTCAACACAGCATTCATTTTCATTATGGAAAATATGAGTATTTTTCTTAGAAGTTCCTAAATTACCAATAGAATACATATAATATTTATTTGCTTGTCTATTAGTTTTTTCATTAAATAAAATTACTTCGCCAGAAGGCTCATTTTCACCTCTATCATGAATAAATTGAACACCCATGCTAAATTCCATACAATCACGAGGGCTTAAACTTGGATAAGGCTAAAATTGTTGATACCATTCAGCATTACACATATTATTTACTTGCTCACAAGAAGCAAAGTTAACTTTCATATTAGAATATGTAATTGGAACTGAATCCGTATTAATTTTAAAACCCCTTTCATTTTCCGGTTTAAGAACTTTTTCACCATTAACTATATTATATAATAAATCATTATTTTGACCATCATAAAGTTCACATAATGCTAAACGACCTTCATCTTTTGTATCATAGAAATTTATATCAGTATTTGCCGCGCCTTTACGATAGTTTACAGAAGAAGTTCCTTGTACTGTTAATGTACCTACACCATGTAGATTGTCCTAATAAGCAGTACCATTTTTATAAATTTGCTAAAATCCTACTCCACCAACATAATCTTTCTTACCAGTAGTCATACGAGGAATATCGTATAACCATACACGGCAATCTTTATTTTTATTTGCTAATGCATTAAAATCAATATCGCCATCTTCATCAAGAATATTATTTCTTTCATAGCGGCGAACCATTTCAGTAGCATTTGGAGCATCTGAAAAAAAATTAGAAATATGGTCAGCAATAGTTAATACATTAGGATAATATTTTACTAAATAAATATATACATCACAATCATCAGAACCAATAATAATATTTGAAGGAGTATTTTGTACAAAGTTGCCATCATATGGACGCGCAGAAGTCATAACACCGTCAATCCAAGCCATCATATATGGATTAGAAGCTTGAACTTCTGTATTTCCTACATGATTTTTATATACTTCAAATTCTAATTCAGTATATTCATTTTCTCCGTACTAAGTAGAAATTTCAGTAGCAGTAGACTTGAATATTGCATTATGCGCATTTAGCTAAATACCAATATTATTAGCAACATTTGTTGCAATAACTGCATCATAATTACGACAATTCTGAATTTTAAAAATAATTTTAAAATTACTACCTGACACTTTAGGATCAGTCGCAAACATTTGATATGGTATAGTCATTCTTGTGCCAGATTTTATACAAATATACTGCCGTAACTATTTATTTTCATCATATTCAGTTTTAATACCGCCATTTATCCAGTCAAAATTATTAGAAAATTGAAGTTTAGTAGTATTAGGATTACCATAATACCAACTCTATAAAGCGCTATTACTTGGTAATTCATTTGCTTTTAATTTAAAAGAATATCCGCCAATTTCTGTATTATTTATTTGTACACTATTAGTAGTTAAAATTAATGTTTTTGATGAACTTCCACTTCTAATCACTAGTGTATGAGTACCACTAACGGGATTATCATTTTCATCATATATAATATCAGTACCTAATGTAGAAGGTGTATAATTCCATATTTGAGTAGTTCTATTAATATCTGTACGAGTATCCTATACAACACCATTTACTTCTAAAGTTACAGTAGAAAGTGAAGAAGTAGGAGTATAAATTACAAATGGAATAGAAATCGTATCATATTGATTTATTGTTGTTTGTGGTAAGGTTGCCGCAATAATAGGGGTAGAATTTCCACTATCGACTACTATAAAGTCATGTAAAATATGTGGAGTTTCTTTTTGAGTGCCATTAATTGTCGCGGTCATCCACATTTCAGCAGTATAACTACCGTGCGCGAAACTTTCTGTTAATGTTACTGTAACAGGGATGCTACTAGTAGTAACAATTTGAGATTGCTAGTGATTACCAACTTTTAAGTATAAAGTTTTAGTAATATCAGAGCCATAAGGAGTACAAGAAAAATTAATCTCGTCACTACTATTAATTGTACTTTCTTCATATTCCCATGTTAAAGAAAAATTAATAACATTTGCTACCCAAGTTTTTGTACGACTAATAACTTGATCATTTACAGAAATAGTAACGGTTAATGTAATATTATTTGTACCAGTATGTAAATATGGACCAATATTAAAAGTATTATAGTCAGTATTATCAGAAATATCATTAATTGATACATCCTAAGTAGCTACTCGTGCCCCATTAATAGACCATGTACCGGTACCAGTAGTTGCAATTAATTCATCCTACTAGCCTACGCGTTCAGTAGCAGTATATATATAATTAATTATGCAATCTTCTCCAGAAATAGTAGTAAGATTTGCATCAGTAACACGATTAATAAAAGCAGTAATACCAGAGCTACTTCCACCGCCGCCACCTGTAATAGTTACTTCATCAGTTCCACCGTCTATATCAACCCATGTTAATGTTGTTCCATTTTCATTTTGAGTATATCCAATAGATTGAATTGCAGTAAAGTTAGCTAATAAATTAGTATTACTACCAACTTCCTTTATAACTGGTTTACTCTTTCTTGGTGCACCTTCTTCATTACTAACTAAACTATTATCAAGAGTAACACTATTAATTAATCCAGCGGGTAGAATTTGTACCCATGTATTATTTAAATAGCGATAATGTATATAATTTAAATTACTTCCAATAAAATAGTCTACTGTATCTGAATATGGTGTTGGTATATCAGTTAAAGTAGCATAAAATTCAGCAGAAGAAGTTCCGCCTTCACTTTCTCCACCGCTGATTAATTGCCAAGTATTATTAATATAACGCCAATAGTAATACTTATTATCTTTCTTTAATAAATAATCAACATCAGCAGATGGATTTAAAATACTAGTAGGAATACCATCATTATTATAAGTAACAACATCTATAATTGTAGTAGTAGTAGATTGTGGATTATTTTCTAACGCTGTTACACGCGCTTTTAATCCCGTTGAAGCAGTGTTTAAATCACTTTCAATAGTAGTAACTCTCGCCTTTAAGCCAGTAGATGCAGTATTTAAATCACCCTCAACTGTAGTTAAGCGTCCGTCTAATCCATTTATAGCAGTATTAACAGTAGTTGCTACTGCCGCAGCGTTAGCTGTTGCTTCAACCGCGTCAAAACGAGCGTCAATAGAATTATAAATGTCTTTCGCACTGGTTAATTCTGTTTCAATATCATCAAAACGAGTATCAAGTGTGTCTTCAACAGTACGATGTGCGCTATCAATCTCATTTACTTTACCTTCTACTGTACTAATGCGTCCTTCCGCGGCCGCAATTCTATTGGGAATTGTAGTAGTGGTTGCAGTCTCCGTTGTAGTAAGGCGTCCTTCAACCGCTGCAATACGTGCTTCATCATCTACAAAACGTGCATTTAAATTGGCCCGTGCGACATTTAAACTATCTACTCCGCGCGCGGTTTCAACTTCATCTTTTACATCATCTATGTCAGAGTATAAAGTAGAAATATGTTGTTCAAGATTTTTCGCGTCGCCTGATACTGGTGTATTTAATCTATCTTGAATAGTTCCAATAGCAGTATCTTGGGTACTGTTTTTGGTTTCAATATTATTTAGCCTCTGAGCTAAACTATCTGCTGTGCCTTTAGCGGTATTAATTGCTTCAATAGCCGTATTAGCAGTTCCTTGTGCTGTATCAATTCGCCCGCTTAAAGCAGTATCTGCTGCTTTATAGGCAGTATCAATAGAGCTAATAGAAGCGCGAATAGTTTCTAATACTGATTTTAAATTAGCTTGAGTAATTTCTTGTGTACCACAGGCATTATTAATAATTGATAAAAGTGTACTGATATTAGCAGTATTTTGTTGCACTGAGTTAGAATCAATACTTAAATTACTAATACGTTGGGCAATAGAACCATGCTCATTTACTTCCGCTAAGCTATATCCTACAATAGTAAATAATGTATTTAATTTAGTAAGTACATTACCATTATTGAGTTCCTAATCAGAATATCCAAGATAACTTAAAAGTTTATTAATATTTGTTTCACTATAAGCATCAATTGCAGCTATACCATCTTCGATATTCTACATTTTGGCTTTAGTAATTGGCTCTTTAGTATTCCAAGTATGTTTAGTATATGCCATTCCTTTTTCCCTCCTTTTCCTCGGCATTATGCCGTATAAATACCTTTTCAAAATACTCTCGTGAAGAGAGTTATTTCTCTATAAAAGTAGTATTAACTCTAAAACAAAAACATTCTTTTTTACTTTTACACCAAAACTTTTTACAAAATATTAGTCATTGTTTTACTACTAAAAAGTAAGGAGGTGGTACTATGGAAATACAAGTACAACTAACAAGACAAGAAAATGCATAGTTTTATAATGTAGAAGTAGGTACTATTGTTAATATTGAATTTGAAGAATATGTCGCGGCAGTTGTAGCGGCAGAAATTGGTAATAGTTATTTAGAGGCTTGTAAAGCACAAGCAATAGCCGCACGCTCATTTGCTATTTCAAGAGGAGTATTACGCGGCCTAGCCATCTCTGACTCTCCTAGTACAGCATAGTGTTATAGAGCAGTACGCTATAATGAGAATGGATATCCAAATTGTATTCAAGCCGCGAAATAGACTGCGGGGTTAGTTTTAAAATATTAGGATACAGTTATTAATTCTATTTATACAGCAAGTAATGGCGGTCAAACTGTATCTGCTTATGAGCGTTGGGGTGGCAAAGATTATCCATATTTAATTTCACAGCCTGATCCTTGGGATGCGGCAGTAGGGCTTGCTCGTGCAGGTTCTGGTGTTGGTATGAGTTAGAGAGGATGTATGTATGCCGCAAAATAGGGTATTACATATGAAGCTATTCTTGCTTTTTATTATCCTAATACTTATATAAGTGATAATTATGGTAAATCAAAAGCGGATATTGTTGTTGACCTTGCACGTTCTCGTTTAGGTTATCCATATGTATTTGGCGCTGTTGGAGAAGATTGCTCTCCTAAAAATAGAGACCGCCGCCGCAATGCTTCTTATCCTTCAATAGTAAGTAAATGTTAGGTATTAAGTAAAGAAGCGGTTGGTTGTGATGGCTGCGAATATAAAGGTATGTAGATATTTGATTGCCGCGGTTTTACATATTGGTGCTTAAAATAGGTAGGTATAACAATTAGTGCAGTAGGCGCGACAACATAGTATAACGGAAATTATTGGGTATAGAAAGGTTTAATAAAAAATGGTATGCCAAATGTAGTTTGTTGTGTTTTTAAATATAAAAATGGAGTTATGAGCCATACTGGATTACATATTGGAGATGGATTTATTATTCATTGTTCCGGCGAAGTAAAAGAAGGTTCTATTGATGATACTTCTTGGACGCATTATGCTATTCCTAAGGGGCTCTATAATAATTTAGAAGATATTACGGAGGTAAGTAAGATGACTTCTTATAAAAATGGTAGTCAAGGTGAAGGCGTTCGATAGTTATAGATTAAATTAAATAAATTAGGTTTTAATTGTGGTGAAGCAGATGGTATATATGGTAAAAAAACTACCGCCGCGGTTAAAGCATTTTAGAAGGCCCATGGATTAACAGAAGATGGTAAGGCGGGGCCAGTAACACTTGCGCGTGTTGAGGTAGAGTATAATAAAATTGTTAATCCTATAAATCCTCCTGAAGAACCAGTAGAAGATATAGTATAGTATGAAAAACTTACAGAAGAATTAATAGATATTAAATCTTCATTAAGTTCATTATTAAATAGAGTAGATGTTCTTTAGGAAGAATTAGATAATTTTTTAAATAAATAAAAAAAGGGAAGAGGTTATAAACCTCTTCCCCTTTTATTTTTTTATTCTAAAATAACTGCCGGGCCGATAGCTTGGGCGGGATTTTTAGAATCCCCAAAATAAAAACTATCATCAAGATATACATTCTTTAAGCGTGTATACCCAATCATTACTGGATAATCATCAGAGTATTCACTTAGCATATCAATTAATTCACCAACTGTAATCATTCGTTATTTTCAGTCTCCTTATTGAGATATTCCTCAATATTTTTTTCGCGCTCTTCATCATTAGTAGCTAGGCGCTCGACGAAATCATTAAAACTATTAACAATATTTGTATATTCGTTGTCAATTCTATCAACATACTTTTGCGCACGCTTAAAGAAACTAGTATTTAGCTTTCTCTTTGCCTTATGATACGCAAGCTGCATACCAAATTCAGGATCAAAAGTATCATTTTCGCTGCAAGTAGCAATACCAACAAAACGATGAGGCATTAGAAGTTCCGACCAGAATTTATCCCCTGCTTTAATTATAATAAGATTAAACTCATCAATATATCTTAGGAATAGTTCTGTCGTGTGGGGAATTACACAAATTACCTTACGCTTTTCTTCATCGACATAAAACTGACAATCTTTCTGAGAAATATTAATATTCATTTTTTGCTCTCCTTTAAAATGTAATTAAATTAAAATTATTATAAATCTTAGGATAGAAAATTCCAATCCAAAGATTATTTTGATTTACTCGACAGTCTGCAATTGTTGCGTTCCATGCAGTAATTTCTACCATAAGCTCTCTTAAAGCCCTGTCATCTTCATAAATATTATTTTCTAGCTGATACATAATTGTATCATATTTAGCCTGTAGCCTTGCTTGTTCTGCATCAGCATCTGCAAAAAACATAATATGAGCAAAAATTAAAGTAAGACAAACTAAAACAGAAAATACAATCATAACTGAACCTACAAGATGTTTAATTTCCCATTCGCCGTGAGAAATTTTTACAAGGATAAAACCTACAAGACCAAATAGAGCTACTAATACAATAATCATTTCTTTTCTCCTTTATAAAAATTACAATTTCTCTTAAAGCCATTACAACTACAAATATCTTTTTCTTTTGTGCCCCAACAACGTGGTATACCATATTCTATATGATAACAATCACAATACCTAGTATCAAAATTTTCCATCTTTTTGCCGCACCAAGGGCAATATGGCGTAATGCGTTCAGTAGTAATATTACAATTACTACAATAAATTAAATTATCTTTATAGACCCATCGCACGTCGCCGCCTTCCTTTCTTTACAATAGTAATATGAGGAAGAATATAATGATGACGCCACCAATAAAATTTACTTTTAGTTTCATCATATAAAGAGCGTTGATAGGCTTCTTTTACACATTTATTATCTACTGCAATCCAAGCACCATATTTATATTCTGCTGTTACATGGATACAAGGCAATAGTCTAGCATCATATTCTATATATCCTTCACGCATATTTTTTTCATCAATCACAATGTCACCAATTGTTAATAGTCTTCCCATACAATCTTTCCAAGGATACCGCATTTTACTCTCCTTTTTTATAACAATTCTTCGTGACAATAACCTGTTTCTGTGGTATAATACAGATGCTTTATTCCCAATGCTTTCGCCGCGGCAGTACAAGCCGCGCAGGGTTTAGACATAGCTAATTTACCATTACGCAATTCACGATATACATATAATTTTACTTTTGAGAAATCAATATCCAAGTATTTAATTTTATTTAGTGCCATAATTTCTGCATGGCATTTGCTTGGTAGATACCTATTTCCGCTATCCTTATAGCGCAAATTATTAAATCTCATCTGTTCTGTATGAGTTTTATCAGTATTACAACCTTTAGCTAGTACGGTACCCTTATAGGCAATAACACATCCAATTCTTGCTCGTCCACCGCCAGTATAATCAGATTCCAAACTACACTCGCGGGCGAGCTGAAACAGGTGATAGTCAGACTTTTTCATAAGATCTCCTTTCTTCTCTCTTATATATAAATTATAACATAAATTTCGCAAAAAGTCAAATAAAAAGGATGTGGATTTTAACCACATCCAGAATTTGAATTTCGCGGCGAACCATCTACAAATAGTGAAGGTCTACAAATTTCTTGCTGGCCGCTATTTGTAGTTACTACTGTATTATTACTCTCATTATTAAAGACAAGATTAACTAAAGCAAAATTATTTGAGTTATTTGTAACTACGGTAGTATTATTATAGTCGCCCTTAACCGCGACAGCAGTTGTAGTTGTTACATTGTTATTACCTTCTACAATTACATCAGCAGTGGCAGTATTAGAACATCCAGTATTACTTACAATTACAACAGAATTAACTTCTTCTTCTACTGTATTATTAACTACAACTGTACTATTATTATTTGTATTAGTATTGATGTAAATATTTACGCCAGGAGGGAAACCAAGTTCGTAATGACCATTAGAATCAATATCACCCTTTAGAATAGGAATCCAGTAATTATAATAACGTAGAGTACCTACTCTAGTCGTAATCATATCGCTAGTATAAAAGATATAGCCAGCATAGTTATTAATACGATAAATTGCCGCCGCGAGAACACTATTGACGCATAGTTCGTCAACTTGCACTCGTTCATTTACAATTGCTGTAACATCTGTAATATCTTCCGCATCAAGTTCTACTGTTAGTGGAACACGTGAGAAGCCATAACCATATTCTTCTACATACTGTAGACCCTTTTCACGAATTACCTTATTATCTACAATTCCCTGAATGTAAGTAGTACCAGTAAAGTAATTCATTGAAAGATGAATAGTTGTTTCATTCATATTCTTAATTCCGGGAAGTTTATGATTCTCTGTGAGAAGAATCGCGGCTTCCGCATTATAGAATGAAATTGTCTCATTTGTGATTGTCATAGTTGCAGACTGCGGCAGATATACTGAGATACACTCCGCCGCGGCGAGAGATACGAGTAGAGATAGGGTTAGGAGTAGTGCAAAAATCTTCTTCATTTTAAATATCCTTCTTTCTTTTTTTTTGAGATTTCTCTCTTTTACATTTATATTATACTATAATTTTTATTAATTGTCAAATATATTTTTATTAAAATTCTCTACCGCAATAAGAACATATATGCGAGTCTTGTAAATTATGATAATAGGGGTTACTGCAATAAGGGCATATAATACTTTCTTCTTCTTCATTTATTAAAAAGAAGTATATATCATCTATCAAAGTATCAGTACAATTTTTATCGCGGCTAAAATATGGGCATTTATGACACAGGCCGCTGCGACATATTTCAATCCTACGGATTAGCTCTTTTTTTGTCATATTTTTCTTTTATTGCTTTCTCCCATTCAGGAAGCTCTCCCTCATTCCAAGTTTTTATTAAATTATAATAAGTACGTCCTTCTGCTACATGCCCACAATTATTACATTCTAGACATTCAGAAACAGTTTCTTCAACAAACCAAAAATCATTTTCATCACGACGGGCCAGACCTTCTTCATAATAACGTACATCTGTACTGCCGCAAACAGGGCAAGGTTTAATTTCTTCCATAATTTACCTCCAATCTTTTACAAATTTTGCAGTGCCGCGAATAATTTTACCATAATGAACTTCTTCTTCATCAAAATGAATTAGGTTTTGTGCTAACATATGTTGGCTAATATGGTAAGCAATTTGTTCCTTTATTTCATTTTCAAGTGCGTGTTCATTACCAATAAATTGAGTAAGAGTATAATTATCAATTAATTGATTATCTGCAAGTGTAATAATGGGGCATACATTTTGAGTAATTTTATACTCATTAATTATTTGTTCGCTTTTAAGAATGCCGCCAAGTTTATGGATTAACCATTTTCTAAATTTACTCATTTTCTTCGCCCCAAGAAATTAGAATAGTTTCATTTGGATAAAGTGTTTCTTTTTTATCTGTAATTGGAAGCCATTTATTGTCATATAAATGACTTTTTTTATATACTGAAAATTCTTCTTTTAAAAGATATTCAAGAAATTCTTCTGTAAGTTTAGTATTTTCAAAAATTACATAGTCTCTACCTGAATCCGCAGCCTGACGCATATCAGTAAAAAAATTATAATATCTTTTATTAAAATCTCGTCCGCGTGAGGCATTCATATACACAATAAGTTCTTGTTTTGTAACCATTTAATTTTATCCTTTCTTATCCCAACGTATTTCTACAACATCTGATATTTTACTAATATAAACCCAAAAACCTTCTTGTTGTAATTGTTCAAAAACCAACGATGGATAATCATTAGTTGAACATAAATAATAAGTTAATCCTCTTTTTGCGTGTTTAATAATTTCTTTTTCAATTATTTTCATTTGCTTTTTTATATATCTACTTTCTTTTGTAGGCATAATATTACGAATATGCTCCGCGTTAATCATTTTTTTCTCCAATAATATTTTTTATATTAATAATTTTGCCGCATTGAGGACAATACTTCCACTCCATATGAAATGGGAAACTATTTATATTCCAACAATTACATTCTTGCCTTTTAAAAAGACTTTCAAATTCAAAATCTGGCCGCAATTCTACTGGGCCATTTTCATGCCAATGATTAAGAAGTAAGTTATGCAATTCCATATTAGTCATACATATTTCCTCCTTTTTCTTTATAATTTATTATACCATAAATTTAATTGAAAGTCAAATAAAAAAGAATAAGATTATTCTTATTCTTTAAAATCAAAGAAAAGCATTGATTTATATGGCGGCAAAACATTACTTGCACGGTTTTCTACTTTATAAAAATCTTCTTTAATCCAATTGCAGGCCCAACTTTCGGGAGTTTCACTTTCATCTTGAGAATATGATAACTATTCATTATTGGTGAACTCATATTCAGTTTCAAGAATGTATTTAACTTTTACTTTCATTTTTAATTTCCTCCAATTAAAAATGCAACATGTTTTTATATTTTACTTGTTTATATTTATTTGTACTATATTCCTAATGATCTACTATAAGATTTTGTAAAATTTCTATCATTATCTATTCATAATTAGAGAACTCATATTCACAGAAAGAGCAAATAGGCCCTATTACTGGTTGCCGCATCATACATTCAGAACAATAATAATCTCCATTCTTATTCTTTTTTAATGTTGCTATCATTTTTTATTTCTCCATCATAACTCAAATCTAATTTTACACGCTATCTTATATGACAGGCCGGACAATATACAAAATGATTTTCATTTATATCATTCTAATTATAAGAAAAGAGGGCACCGCAATCAGGGCATATCATTATAGAACCTGGATAAGTTAGTGATAATAGTTTCAAAATGAAATTCACCTCTTAATCCCATAGATAGTCCCAAAATTGTACGATCCCCATCAAAGCTTTAGTTCGTCTTTCCTTAGCTTCAGCCGCAAGTTCTTTATCGCGCGCGAAGTACAACCTATCAATTTCTGTACTTTCGCGGCTAGCCCAATTTTTATCTTCAAATTGCTTCACATATTCATCATAATATTCATTACGCCGCTCATAATTTTCTTCCTTGCTTACTTCAAGTTCACCCGCGATGTAATAAAGCCATGAAGTCCATTTTTCTGGAGTTTCAAAAGGTTCAACGCCTGGATACCCATGAGCCCCATACGCAAGATTGCGAAACATATCAATTATAATATTAGTAAGATAGTCATTCATATCCCATAAATCTGTATAACACCAGCCACGCGTAATGCGCATCCACGCATTTTTTAAATTAATAAAACATTCGCGCGCAAATTTCCAAGGATGAGTAAGGTAATAGCGAGGTCTATATGGGAAATCTTTCAATACATTCATACTCATTTATTAATCTCCTTTAACATCTTAGCATATGTCATCGCATCATCTAAACTTTGATATAAGCAATAACCATAATTGTCCTATTCTTCAATAGGTAGTCCCAATTGCGGCTAACCCCAATCTAAAGTTGTTTCAACAACAGCATACTATCTATTATTTATTCTATAAATATAATGTATAATCTCATTCTTTGCGGCCGGAACATACTATGAATATGGTTTAATTAAGAAGATTGTCTACTATGCATTAGTAGCCAAGTAGAATATCTAAATAATCTGGCTCTAAGCCTAAAATTAAATAAACCGCATCGACAGCTTCCTCATAAGAACCGCTGCGCGAAGTAATATAATCTAACTCACACTGACAATCTTCTACCATATAACGGGCCTCGTTATAGGAAATATTATCTCTATCCATAATTAATTTAATAATATCTTCAATTGAATTACAATTCATCGCCATTCACTCCCAAAATCTGTATATTTATTTAAACCACCTTCATTGATAGGAATAATACCAAATTCTTTAGCAATTTTTTCAGGTATTCTTAAACGTACAATTTCATGTAATTGCATATTTTTCTTATCTGGAAACATATAGTGAATTAATTCTAATAACGTGGGATATATATTGGGTTGCCATTTACTTACAAGATTTTCAAAATCTTCAATTTCATTTGGATTTAAAGTTAGTAAATGATCGCAATAGTTATTAATAGGACAATTTTCACATTCATCTTCATAGTAATCACAAATCTTTTTTGTTTTATCAATTATTTCTTTGAATTGCATCGGGGTCCTCCTTCAAATAGGGTAGAGTTTTGGGCTACCTTAAAATATATATTGAAATTGAAAATGAAATTGAAATTCCAACTTCTTTTCTTTTTCTATAAAAATTATACCATAAAAATTATAAAAAGTCAAATAATAGATTACATACAAGTACCTCGTATACTGAAATAAAAAAGAAAGGAGAAGAAAGTGGAACAAAAATTGGGGTAGGGACTACGGGAATAGGTATGTAAAAAAATTAGGAAAAAATTATATATAGGAAATTTTTAGTATATTAGATGGGAGTGCAAATTTTGACTTCACGCCTTATCCGATAAGGCTTCTACTATAATTTTTTTATAGTAAAATTGTATAATTATTTGTATTTTTTGTATAAAAATTCAACCAGAAATTACCAATTTTTCCAAATTTTTACAATATGAAATTTTATTTATTTTTATTTTTATTTATTTATTTTTTATTTATTTTTATTTAAAATTATTTTTATTTATTTATTTAATTTTATTTAAAATTTATTTTTATTTATTTTTATTTATTATAAGTCGCAATGCCGCTTCGCGTCATTGCCGTTCCGCTGCGCGGAACGCGGAAATATAATTACTCGCAATGCGCTTCGCGCATTGCTCGTAATTATATTATATTATATA